CTTGAACTGAGTCATCTAAAACAACTATGTTGTCTACTATGTCTTGATTTGTTGGCATAATTTATTTATTTAAGTATCTAAGAAACATAGTCTTAGAAGCTATGGAATTACTAGTAACTGATATTAACCCTGCTACTACTGTATCTCCAGCTAAGACAACTGCATCATTTATTGATGATTCTATATTTGCTTTGGTTGTATTAACAGCAGCTACTAATTCAGAATTAGTTTGTTGCAAAGCCATAATAGCTATTTCTTCTGATGTCATATCCAATTGTTGTTTATAGATTTAATAAATTCAGTTTGTTGCTTCATCATCATATTTGCACTATGTACCATTGGGTATATAGTGTCTTGGTCTCCTGTGTTGTTACCTGATAAATTAGATCCCTCAACAGTTCCATTTGCTTTAACATAACCTGTAATATCTAAATCACCATCTAGGGTGTCAGAGGTATTTTTCAACCTTGACTCCCTAAGTGATTTAATTTCTAGTGCAATTCTTGCAGCTAAGTCATATATTTTAGATACTAGACTCATGTATTATAGCAAAGCTGATTCAAATGCAGACACATAGTTTGTGGTTACATCTCCAATTTCATCTTTAGTAAATGCATCTGTAATTCCAAACCCAGCAATTGTTGTAGGTTTTGCTAATAATTGCTCAAATGTAGTTTGGTGTGGGTTAGCATCTGTAATCTGTGAATGGTCATAAGCAATCTTACCTCTATCTCCTCTATATGCAGAAGAAGAAGTTTCTCCTAAAGCTAAAGATTTAGAAATCTCTACATACCCTGAACCTGTCCATCTGTAAGTGATGTTATCATCTAATGTTACATAGATAATACTTGTTTCACCAGAAGCTGGTAAACTAGCAAAATCAGCTGATTCTAATACATCATCTACATAAGCAGGTAAATGTGCAGCAGGTACTTTGGCATTAGCATCTAATGGAGCATATCCATTTGCTTGACCTTTGTTGTTTTCATCTTCAGGTGTGTAACCTAAATTTGCTTGCTTGCCATCTACTTCAGTTTTAAGTGAGTTGATTGCTGCAAGAATACTTGTCTTTACTGTTGTTGTTAATGCTGTTAAACTACCAGATGCAGTTCCTGCTATTAACGTTTTTACTGTTTTAAATTCAGTACCAACCCTGATGGTTAAGTCTGAAATTCTTTGGATTAAGCTCATTGTGTTTGTTGTTAATGGTTGTATATATTAATAGTAATTGTGTTTATAATAAAGAGTTTTCAAATAACAATTTCATGTTACCTATTTCATGTTCATGGTCTGTATCTGATTTTAGTGATAGTTTATAATCTGCATTTTCAATTGTTTGATATGCAGATAAGTCCTGGTCTCCAGTGTTCTGTGTATCTTGTACAATTGCAAATGCTTTCATTATTTAGTTTTAGCTATTACTTTAGTAATCTTATTATCTTCATTGTCTCTTTCAACATGAAAAACATACTCTTTGGGTCTGTTAGATAGCTCAACTGCAGCTCTTAACTCAACCATGCTTTCTACAAAGTTAGCACTTAAATTCTTAATACTGTCCAATAGTTCTACTTTATTGTCAGGAGTAGTGTTTGCAAACTTTTGAGTACTAATGAGTTTGTTAATAGAATCCTTTACTGTCTCTAAAGAAGAAAGGTCTATTTCAGTCTTAGGCATTTCATTAACTATGCCTTTGATAGTGAGAATAAGTTCCCTGTGTCTCTTCTCACTTATTGCAAATTCTTCTATAAAATCTTTGTTCTTTTTATCTACTGCCATAAACAACCCATTAAGTCTTCAAGTTCTGTGTACTCATCTTTTATTCTATTGTTATCTTCAAGAGTTTTATCTATATCTTCAGAGTTAGTAAGTTCAGACCTACTTACAAAAGACATTGATAACTCAGGTTTAGCTTCTGCTTTTTGTTCAGCAGTCAAGTCAGTTGCAACAGGTTGTGCTTTTTGTGGCACTACTACTTCTTCTACAACTTCTTCTGTTTCTTGGAACAAATCTTCTTGTGTTCTTATTGTAAGACCTGCTTCAGACCCTACTACAAAAGAGTTTCCTGGTAATTTTTGTTTAAATATCTTATTGTTTACAATAGCAGTAAGCATAGATTCAAACTTGTTACTGTTCCCAGAAAACCATAGTGGCAAGGTAAAGTGATTTACCTTAGAGCCATCCCTTTTTGTTGATTCATTTACATCTAATAATTTTAAATCATTATCAGAGAAGTCTCTTTCTTCTGCAGATTCTTTTAATAACTCACTAAGTTTTTCAAAAGATTCAGCTTTATCAATAGGCTTGTAGTTTTCATCTAACCCTAATTTGTCTAACAAGTTTTGCTTGCTAATGTCTATCATTACAGAAAAAGCTTCAAAGAACTCTTCTTGTAATGAAGCACCATCAAAGTCATCTGTGTTAATATCTGCAACTCCATCTCCAAATAATAGTTTGAAAATTTGTGTACCCATAGATACCTTATCATCTCCTTTTACAGCAGACTTAAATGGTATGTCTTGTTGTATTTTAAGACCCATACCATTAAGAACCATACTATCAGTAGGGTGTAAATCTGTACTGTTCCAATTAGTAGTTAATCCATCTAAATCATTTTGACTAAAAGGATCTATTTCAGTTGCCATAGCACCTACTTTATTAGCAGATTGATATGAAGCTCTTACAGTTTTACCTCCTGAAAGTTCTTGAATCTCATTCATCTTATTCATTAGTGGCTCTAAACCTGTTCCAGTAATTAGGTCTGGAATTAATGGGAAAGAAGAAGATTTGATATACATTATTCTATTGATACCATCTTTGATAACAGACCCTGTGTAAACAGGCTTCATAGGTTGTAAAACCAATTGAACATCTTTATCATTTCTATCTAAAGGTAACTTTTTTACAAACACATGGTCATGAATTTCATCAGCCTTGTCTTGAGTAATTTTACCTTCTCCTACTAACAATCTTAAATGTTCTCTAAGTGTAGTGTACTCTTGTGCATCAGTAGATTCAATATCAAAGAATTTAGCTACTTTAGCAAACTTTAAATTTAATTGTTCCTTAACTACATCAGTAGACTTCTTATCTCTTAAATCTTTAATGTGTTGGTCATAGGTTTTACCCATGAACTCTTCTTTTAAAGCATCCTTTCCATAATGAAACTCTACAATGTTTTCTGCCATACTAGCAACTTCACTTTGGTCTTTCAAGAACAGCTGAATGTGTTTTTGAGTATCAGAGTTAGCTGTAACAATACCAGGTGCAATCATTAAGGCAAGTCTTTTACCCATGTTTACTCCTAATTCTTTTGAGTACTGTGCTTGTAAAGCTTTGTCATCTATAGTAGAATCACTTCCTTTTGAGTTGAAGTATATAGCAGGGTCTCCTGCCATAGTTTGCATTATGTTTGTGTTGTTAAAGTAACTATTTATTACATAGTCAAATTCAGCTAATTTCTTCTTTTGATTTGTAGTAGCAGTGTTTCTACTTATGTACTCTTTTTTGTTAAAGTTATCAGAGTTTTGATTTGTGTCTCCAATAACACTTAAGTTTTGCACTACATCATTCTCCATTAACTCTTTAATGTGAGCAACTGCAGCATCTTTATATTGAGATGTGAAATCTTTTATTGACCCACCTTGCTCTAAGAATTTTACAGCAGACACTCCTTCAGAGTTTTTAAGAGTATTCAACCCAGCCATTGCATTAAATCTTACTGCACCTTTGTTGTAGTTCTTTATGTCTGGCTCAGTTTCAAGTAGTTTATGTTCTACTATTCTGTTAAGTTCAGGCTTCACTAACTGCTCAAAAAGTAAGTCATTTAAGTCTTGACTAAAGTTTACTGTTCCATTGTCATTTGCAGTAAGAGTATTCTCCATTGCAAGTAAGTCAAATACAGGAACTTTAAGTAACATCATTCTACCTTTATCAGAAGATGTAGGTATTGACATTGTTGCTACTCTCATTTTAAAACCTTTATATCTTGGGAAAGGTTCTGTTCTCATGAATTGGAACATTGCTCTTTGATGATACATGTAATCCAGAGAACTTAAGTTTTCTATTTTACTGTAATCATTCATTGGCTTGTCCATGTTTCTCATAGACATCAACCCTGTTTCTCCATAACTGAATACATCAGCCATAGCAGGTTCATTCATTAATAAGTCTAACCAATAAGAGTTCTCTGCATAAGCAGTTTCTTGTAGTGCTTTGATGCCAGCTTTATCTGTACCAGCACTATTAGATAGAGCATTAAAAGTGTCTAGGAAATGACTAGGAAAAACTATCTCACTTACAGTCTTACCACCATCTCTTCTTGTAATGTTTGCAAGAGATGCATTGTGATGAGACTCAATTTCAATTAACCCTTTCATGATATTATTCATATCTTCAAAAGGAACTAACTTATCATTTTTAGTAAAGTCTATTGCAGAACTAGTTTTAGCATAAGTCTTAGCATAGTTTGCTAAACTAGAAAACAATCTGTCTCTTCTTTTGCCTTCATCATAAAACAAGTCTTCAAAAGATAGCTTCTCATTACTAAGACCTGTTCTGTTAATCATAAGATTACCTTCAACAAGTTCATCCCAAGTACCTTCAGAAATATCAAGACCAAAACTTCTTAACCATTCTTTAAGTACTTCTGGGTCCTGGTTAAAGCCTTCTCCTTTCCAACTATCATATTGGTCAGCTAACTTTTGTAACTTTTCTTGGTTAAGTGAATCTTGTGTAACAACATCACTCCTTTTAAAGTTGTTGTCCCAAGTTTCTCTTATCTTTTGCTTTAAATTGTTTCTGTTACTAAACCAAACTTCTCCTTCTAAACCAGTTTGTCCATTAGTAGTAAAGGCTATAAACTTTGCATTAGCTGCATACTTATACATGTTAGATACAAACCCATTTTGAACATCAACATCAGACTCTTTTAAACTTGCTACAATAGAAGCAAACTCTGGAATTGTCTCCAGTTTAGCTATCATTGTATCAAAGTTTGGAGACAATGGTAAAGGGTTAGACATAAAGCTAGCTATCTTGTTGTACACCTTGTCATAGTTTTGGTATAAATCTATACCCATAAAACCAGTCTCACCTGTACTCACCTCAGAAAATATTTTCTTTAGCTTCTTGCTAATCTTATCTTTATGTACTACTTCATTAGAAGATTGATTGTAATCTTTTACATACCCTTGTTCAGCTTGTGAAGCTTCTTTGTCTAGTTCTTTTTCTAAGTCTTTTGCAGACTTAACATTAGTATCTATAAATTTCTTCTTACCTGCTTCCCTTATCTTTTTTAAATAGATTTGGTCAAAGTTATTAATGACCATATCTAAATTGTCTACAGTAGCAACTAAGTTCTTTAAAAGCTCTTGTATAGCTTCTGAACTGTTGCCACTATCTGCAATACTTTTTATGATATTGTACTGTGCTGTAATCTCAGCTTTCTTTGCTCTAAAGTTATCTTTATAAAGTCTTTCAATTAACTGTTTAAACTCAGTGTTATTTAAGTTGTTTGCTTCTGTACTGTTGTTTGCTATTAAAGAAAACATGTAACCACCTAACTCTCTTTGTTGTTTAGGTAAGAAAGTTGAAACTAAGTTTAATGCTTTCTTTACATTACTTATGTTTTTTAAATCTCCTATGTAGTCTTCAGAAATAGAGCCTTCATTTAAAGCATTTAACAGTCTTAAAGCATTTTGTGCAGCTAAGACTTGTTCATTTTGCTCTTCAGTTAATGTCTCTTTTGCTACAGCTATTGTAGGCTTTACTTCATTCTTTACTTGAGGTGCAACAGTTACAGACACTGCTGTGGTAGTTTTTAGCTTAATGATAGGCTGAACTGAATGGGTAAATTTTGGATTACCTTCAGTACCTATATCATAACTCACAACATCTGTAAACAATCTCTTCCTTAAAAACTTTTCATAAGTTTCAGCTACATTTACATCAAAAGATCCCTCTGAATTTTTAGAGATTGTAATACCTTTTGAATTATTACTGTTTACATAAGTGTTTTGCACTACTGTACTTTGTCCTAAGAACAATGCATCTGTAAAACTTACTTCTTTTGTATCAAGGTTACCATTTTTATCTTGGTACATTATTGGTACATTCTTAGAAGATACAGTAAACTTACTGTCTTTAGCATCACTGTTTAAACCTTGTATTGCAATTAATCCATGAACTAGTTCTTTAGCTACACCATAGTCTTGAATATCTAAACCTGTTTGAGCTTTCACTAATGCTTGAAGAGCTAAAGCTTCTGTTTTAGTAATACCTAACTCTTGTTGGTTTGCATCAGGAAACTTTAAAACTTTTTGTGCACCTAAGATATACTTAGAAGTTTGTATGTCTGCATCAAAAGCACTATTTTCATTGTTCTCATTTTTTCTAAGAACAGCTATCACTTCATAAAACTGTACACCATCTTTGATATAAACAGGACTCATATAATAAGCACTATTGTTTCCTGAATTATTCTGTTGATTTAACTTTTTAATAAGACCTGGATTAGTAATAGCCTTAGTCTTGTCTTCATTTATTTTTTCATTGTTTAAGCCATAGAAATTACCTGTCTTAAAGAATACAATTTCAGAAGTAGGAGAAGCTTTCTCTAGTGAAACTGCAGGCAGATTTCTAGGGACTTTAGCATAAGGACTTCCATCTCTAGTTTCAACTTCCATGTTTGTAACCTCTCCACTAGCTATCTTTTGTCTAAGTGCTATAGTGTTGTCTTTACCTTCCTTTATAGACTTAGCATGTGCAGCAGTAGGGTTATTAAGCTCTACAAATTCTCCATTCTTTTTACTTGAATCTTTTATTGTCAAAGGACTGTACCAATCAGAGTCAGCTACTACACCAACAACTTGCTGTTTGTTGTTTCTATACAACATAGGCACTTTGTTAATGTACTCTGGAGAATTTTGAAAGTCTTCAATGCTTCTTCCTTTGATATTTCTTTTTACCCATGTAGAAAAAGGCATAAACTCTGTTGTCCAATTAGCAGTATTTGTAACTTCTACTGGTATATCCCATTCAGCTTCTGTTGCCATTGCTACTGACCATATATCTCCTGGGTTACTATTTAAAGTAGCCACAATGTTTATAGTTTTACTTTCAGCAAGCATTGGTACACCTTGATTAGTATCTTGTTTTGATACTTGTATTACTTTTTTACCATTTACTGTTTGTACATCTGATGTTTCATTCTGATAAGCTATTGCTTTAAAATTAGCTTTAGCAGTAACTACTGAAGTTTTACCTGCTACAGAAGTTACTGGAACTACTGCTCCTGTTGTAGGGTTTATTACTTGTTGTGGCTCTGCTTTAATTACAGCAGCTTCAGATGCTTCTTCTATTTCTGCAATAACCTCTTCCTCTGTTTTAACTAAAGAACCATTCTCTTCAAAGACTTGTGATAAAAAACTATTAGGCTTAACATAATTCTTGTCCCAAATAGATTCCCAATTACTCTTACCATTACCAGCTTGTTGCCAATTTAAACCAAGCATTTTAATTTGTTCTTTGCTTAAATCATTCTTAGCAATAAAACCTTCTTGAATTGCTTCAAGCCAAAAGTCTTGAAAGGTGGGAGAAACTCCTTCCCATTTAATCTTATCTTCATAATAAGCTTTAAGGGTTGCAGTAGTTTTATCATTTAAGTATGTACCTCCTGGTAACATCATTTCTATGTAACCATCTTCATCAAGGTCTTCTGTATCATCTGTGTCTTCCTCTACTCTCTTATTGTCATAAGAAGCTTTTCTCCATGCTGCAAATGATTGTTTGTTGTTACCTACTTCTGGTACACTTGAATCTTGGTCCTCAATATAATTAAGAATACTACTTACAGTAGAAATGTCAAAACTATATTTTGATGTTATTTCTGATAAAATATCATTGCTGTCTTTTTTATTTTTAAGACCATTAGTTATTATTTCTTGTATATCTTGTTCTGCTTTTATTGCATCTGATTGTGTTAAAACAACTGGATCTCCATCTACAGGACTTTTAGTTTTAATTGCATGAAATACACCATTTGAAGTATCTGCCCTAGTAGCTTTTTTAGTTGCTTTTGAAATAAGTTTTTGTATAGACTTAAACCTTTTCATGTTTTCATCAGAAATTGTTCCATCTTTATCTCTTAAAGCAACTTTTTCTGCTTTTAAGTCTGTAACAACTTGTTCTAGTTTAGCTTGTTCTATTGCTCCTTGTTTGCTTTGAACAAGTTTATCTTTTCTTGTTTCAGAAGTTACATTTGTTTCTGGTAAAACAGATGTTGCTTCTGCTACTGCATTTAATGCACCAAAGATATTATCAGAATTAACTTGATGATATTCTTGTTGTTCAGCAGTAGTCTTGGCTTTAGGAGTTTCTACACTTTTTGCCACTACTTCTTCTGTCAAAGGTGTAGCTGTTTCTGCAACAGTTTCTTGTCCTTGTGCTTTGATTGTTTCTGCATCAGGTTTAGTTACATCATCTCCTCCTTTTTTAAAGGAAGCAGCTGCCTTCTCTGCTGCTGCTTTTTCTTTAGCTCTTGCTTCCATTTGCTTTTGGAATGCAGAATACTTTCTTACAGCAGTTTCATTGCTAACTAACTCTTCATGTATAGCACTGTTAATTTTACTTAAACTCTCAGGAGTTAAATTCTTTTTAAAGTCAGACCTAGGTTGGTCAGCTATATACTTTTGAAATTGGTCAGCAGTGATTTCTCCTTTAAAAACTTTCTTGTTTACTCTAGCAATGTAAGCACTGTAATCTTGTTCATTCATCAATACATTTTGATGTTTGAAGTCAGTAACTCTCTCAATTTCTTTTTGTAACTCATTAGAAGCTTCAGTCATAGAGTGTCTTTGTTGCTCTAATGCTAAATATTCTTGTGCATTATTAGACATACCTGCAATGTTCCCAAGAGAAAACTTTAAGTCTCCTTTGAAAATTTCTTTAACAGTTTTATCTTTAGTGTTCAGCTTTTTATTAATCTCATCTAAAGCTTCACTTTCATTAATATCTTGATTAAGAGCAGAAGTTTCTAACTTAGCAAGTGCTCTATCAGTATATTTCTTTTTAGACTTTAAGTTTATTACTTGAGTACTGTTTACATAGGTAGCATCATCTCCTTCAATTTCATTTATTTCTTGTGATAAGAAAGCCATGTGACCTTTAGTTCCTGCATCTAAATTCTTATTGTACTTAGCTTTGTTAAGAGCTTTCTTAAATTCTTTTAACTTTCCTTGTGCTTGTACTGCTTGAATTTGCTTTTGAGCAAAGTCTCTTTTCATTTCTTCTTGAGTAGAAACCTCTTCAAAATTTCCTGACTCTTGTAAGCCTTGTATAGCATTGTTGTAATCAGTTATAGAGAATTTACCTTCTCCTATTTGCATGAATGCCTTGTTAAAATCTGCCTGGGTTCCACCTTTTTTACCCATTGTTTTAAAAAGAACTTCCATCTCTTCTTGTGCTTTCTTAGCTGTGGCTCTGTCTTTAGAAGACAGTTTAGTAAAAGTGTCATACTTTTGTTTGGCACTTGAAACTCCTTTCATACCAGACCTCATCAAAAAAGTTTGTGCTGCAATTTTTACATAGAAATCAGCTTTAGTTAATTCACTTAATTGATTCTTGTAATCTTGCCAATCACTACCTACAGTAGGTATAACTTGCACTAGTACCTCTTCAAACATTTCTTCTCCTTGCCCTCCAATTAATTTTTTACCAGGTACAGCAGTTGCCATTCTGTTAAAATCATTTAAAGCATTACTGTCAAGGCTAGAGAATTTTCTTCTTGCTTTTTCTAATCCTATACTTAATTTGTTAGGACCAATGTTAGCTTTTTTACCCATCCAAGCAATAGAACCTTTTGCTCCAGAACCTAGTTTACCTAAGATAGCACCACCAAATTGTTCAGACCCTACTTCTTTAAGTGTTTCAAATCCTCCATACAATAAAGACTTTGCACCTGACATAGGCATCTTAACACTATTGTCATAAGCTGTTAAACTTTTCTTTGATGCCTCTAGTTCAGCAACTACTTTTGCATTTCCTTCATTTTGGAAAATAGCTCTATCAAGTCCTACAAGTTTTAATCTGTTCTCTTCTTTTATAGAATTGTACAAATCATGTCTAGCTAAAAATACAGGTTGTCCTTCTGCATCTTCTGTAATCTCTACATCTCCTACATATTGTTTTAGAGATTCATTATAAGTGTTTGAGTGTAACAAAGTTTGTGTTCCCACATTTGCAGACACTGCTAGAGTTTTTACTAAAGGAGTAGACAATTTAGCAAGTTTAGTAGTGATACCTCTTGAGATAACTTTACCTGCTGCTCTACCTCCTATACCTCCTAAAAGAAAAGAAAAGGATTGTACTGTACCTCCTGTAACTTGATGCATAAAAGATTGCTCTAATGGTAAACCATCAATATCTTTTAATGTATGTTGAGTTTCTAAGTATCCTTTTTCTAAGTCACTTAATTCTTCTTTGTTTTCCATTTTCTTACTGATAGCTAAATCAATAAGTAGTTGTTCATGTACATCTGTAAAACCTAAAGATGCTATATCAGTAATAGTTTTAGAAGAAAATATACTCCAATCAAATTGAGCCTTATTAACAAAGTTATCTAACTCCATTATTTTCTTACCCATTTGTTGGTGTTGCCTATTAAGCATAGCATAGTCCCTAGACCAGTAGCCTACATCTTCTGCTTGTTTCTCTAAAAGATCCATTTTAGCCTGAAGCTCCATCTTCTTTTTAGTTGCAATAGGTGCAATTAAAACATGCTCTTCATCTTTTAGTCTTAAGTATTCTGCTTTTGCTTTCTCATCTTCTATTCCTTCTCCTGCACTTGTCATACCTGCTAGTGCCCAAGACTTTGCATCAGAAAAACCTTTCATCACAGAAAACATACCTTTTTCTATAATGTTAGCATCTTCATCTGGTCTCATCATAGGAATACCATTTGGTCCTATAGCTAAGTCCTCTATCTCTGCTGCTTCTTTAATTAAAGTTTTATCATCTTTACCATGTTCCTTTTCTAACTTTTTAAGGTTTGCTTGGTTAGCTATGTAACTTTTTCTTTCTTCATCTGTTTCCAAAGAAGAAAGAACTACATTATCTTCTATATCTTGTTGTCTAGTTCTGCTAATGTTTTGTTCCATAGCTTCAAAAGAAGAAAAATAGTCCTCTCCCTTTTTCTGCTTCTCTTTCATTATTCCATCAAAAGCTACTTGATAGTTAGGGTCTTTAGAACCATTTTCAGGCAACTCACTTAAAGTAGTAAAACTAGGGTCTTGAAGATAAGTATTTAGTTTAGCTTTAGCTACAGATTGTTTCTTTTGGTCATACTCTCCATAGTCACTAGTTTCATCAAACTCATAGCCTGATTTAATAACCTCTCCTTGTTGTTTGTTGTTAAGGTCAAAATCTGCTTTTGAAACATGACTTTTAACACTACCCTCTTCATTAGAAAACTCACTTACATAGACATCATTTAATGTAGTAAGTGCACCAATCTCATTGTACTTCAAGTTATACTTTAATAAAAACTCTTCTTCATTCATACTAATGATATTTTATTTTAGTTTGTTTTGTAATCTTCTGGGTCAAGCACTATTTTAACACTTACAGTTTCTCCTGGAGTTCCATCTGGGTTAGTTCTAAGAAGTTTAGCTATTGCTACATACCTTTTAACTTCTTTCATTTTACCATTTATGTCATAGACAGTAAAAATTTCTTGCTTCATGTCCCCAGGAACTATATGGATAAGGTTCTTTGTATTGTTGTAAATATTTTTTCCAGCTACTTTCTGAGTCATTATTTTTGTGTCAGGAAGGTTCTCAGCTATGTAAGCTCTACTTAGTGTCTGTCCTTTCCTAATACCTTTTTCTTTATTAGCTTCTTGTGCTTTTATTAAATTACCTGCTTTGTCTTTCCAACCATTTTTGTCACTACCTATTTCTTGTACACTAGATGGACCTTTGCCTGTTGGTTGAATATATACAGCTCCTGATTTAGTTGCCAAGTCATTAAAACTCATTCCAGAGGGTAATTTTTTAGTTTTACCTCCTTCAGTTATATAAATTTCTCCAACTGCTTGAGTTTGATCTGTAGAGTTAACCATGCCTCTAACAACTTCTGTTGCTTCTAATATGTCTCCTTCTGTTGCTTCAACTCCATCATTAAACTCAGGAATTATAAGAGTTGTTCTAGTCTTTTGAGCTGCCTTGGTATTTAAGTAATCAATAGAAGCTTTTCTTTTTTCAAAAGCTGGTAAATTTATATCTAAAAGACCTGAATCTACTAAAGCAGTACTTAATACATCAAGTTTGTCTAAAGTAAATCCATCTACAGTATTAGAATACAAACTCTCTGCATTTTTAAATCCTGCTTTAGTAAGTTTTTCTTTAGATGCTGCCATGTTTTGTAAAGGTAATTTTTCAGCATCTGTCATGTCATTAGTAATAGGAATGTCATTTGAATCAAAGTCAAATATTCTTTGAAGTTTTGTATCTTTTGATTTAGTTTTAACAATTGTTTCTGCTGGCATTACTGTAGAAGAAGTATCATCAATGTCAGTACCTGTATCTACTCTTCCTGTAGATTTTTTCTTGTTAGTGCCTGCTCCAGGTAATCCAGAAGCTGATGTTTTGTAAGCTCCTCTACTTCCTGTAAGTTTCTCTACACCTTTAGCAACAAGGTCTCTTTTGTCTTGTTCAGCTAATTGTTGAGGTGTCATAGGAGTACCATCTTTATTTAACTTTTTAGAGGGACCATTCATGTCCATTTCCATTTGATGTATTTGTCTCCTACTTTTTACATAGTCTTTAGAGTCTAAATCTTTTTCTAAATATGATTGAACTCTAGCAGCACTCCTAGTAGTTCTATTACTAGAACTAGTGATTAGCATGTCATCATTACTTCCTGCAACTTTACCTACCCTACTGCTACCTCCTCCTTCTGATTGGAATTGGAAACCTTTGTCTACTTTAGTTAAGTAAGCATCTTCATCTACAATCTCTCCAACTAAGTCAGAGTTAAAAGTACTTATTTTATTGAAAGCACCTGTTTCTTGATTGTAGTTCAAAGAGCCAGCTTTTTTATATTGAGCAAGTATGTGAGACTTTTTAAGGTCTTTAGTAGTTTGAGTTAAATCTGTTCTTGCATCTAGTTCAGCTGTTTCCTTATTGTAAGTTTCAAACTGTTCTTGTGCTCTACCAATGATACCTGTCTTCATATCAGTTGACAAGTCCCTAGAAGCTTTCCTTAGCTTACCATTGTGCTTTACAAAGTCAAGTGGGTTCTTATCCATAGCTATAGTACTTTGTTCTACTATGTCACTATACTTACCAAACCTTGCAGTAACTGCTGGATCATCTGATTCTAATTTTTGAGATTCAGAAGCATCTAAAATGTTTCTTCCTTCATCATAAGTTTCAGTAATGTTTTTGTCTATTTGACCTATAGTGCCTGCAATCTCTTCAAAAGGTGTTTCATACATCTTATTATCTATGAAATTCCCAGGTGTTGCTTTATAAAATCTTCCCATGCTTATACTTTTTTAGTAGTAATAGTTCCATCATCTTGTGCAATTAAACCATACTTAGATAACTGTGCTGTAAGATTAGCTAAAACATTAGACTTTTTATTTTGATTTAAGTCTTTACCTGTTTGTTGTAAGCTTCTTGCATAAGTTTCTTTGGCAACCCCCAATTGAGTGTCTGCATTATCAGCATCCATTCTGTTAGCAATATCAGCTACACCTGCTCCTGTCATTTTCTTTTGGTCAATATCAGTTTGTAATCCAGCTTTTTTGTAAATATTGTTTAAAGTTGTTTGTGCAAACTTACTATATATATCTGCCATTGATGCATTAGCTTGAGCATCTATTCCCAATTGCATTGCATTAACTACATTGGCACTCCTAGAGGATTTTCTAACTCTATTGATAGCACCAGTTCTTTCTTGGTCTAACTTCTTTTCAGCTTGACCTTGCATACCTATTATTTGAGCATCAGCTTCTCCTAAAGTTGCCATTGCATCATCTCCATAGTTAGCAAATTGATTTTCATTAGGGGTACTGCCAGCTGCATTGTTTCTTGCTTGACTAAGGGCAGAGTTTCCTTGAAAGATATTACCAGCTATACCCATAACATCTCCTGGTGTAAATCCTCCTGCAAAGTCTTTAAAACCATCTAGCAGTTTCCCACCAAAAGATTTAACACCTTTACCATCTGTACCTTTACTATAACTTTTAACTCCTTCTTTGCCTGTACCTGTTGCAAACATCTTTTCACTTTCTCCTGCCATCATTCTTGCAAACTCTTGAACTTGTAAGTCAGCTTGCTCTTCATACTCATTTTTTTCTGAAGTCCTTTTATAAGTTTCTTTAGCTAGAGCATCAGTAGGGTCTGTCTCTAAAGACTTAGATATTTTACTTAGTCTAGCTATTCTAATTTCTTTTCTTTCTGCCATGGTCTTTCCAGCAATCTTAATATCTTCATTATCAGAAGTTACAATAGTGCCTTCTTCAACAAATTTAGTGTTACCACCTTCTCCATCTTTACCATGTCTCTCTCCACCTTCTTTAGTAACTACCCCATCTGGAGTTTCAAGAAGTTCTCCTTTTTCTACTCTGACAGGAACTTGTTCTCCTTTACCTTGTACACCTTCTACTCCACTACCTTTTGCTAACACCATAAGACCATCATCCATGTCTTTGTTTATTCCTTTTTGTACTTTGTCAACATTAGGTTTGCCTTTTTTCATAGCACCACCTAACATGTTTAAACCTGTTTGTGTGGCTAATTGACCTATCATGTCAAGACCTTTTACAAAAGGATTGTCAGCAGCTTCAGCTTTAGCTATGTCTAAATTAATCTCATTCTGTCTTAAGACTTCAGAAGGGTCAGGCATGTAACCTTTGATTACTCCTGTGTTCCCTGAACCCATGGCATATTTGCCAATAGTTCTTTTAGTTTTTCTAGTTTTCTTCATTTGTAGATGAATGTTTATTAAGATTAATCTTAACTAAAAGACTTGTGTTCAATCTCCTCTGTAAAGTTAGTAATTAATTTTATGTTATCAAAATTATCAAAAATAAGTCTTAGTACCAAATATTTATCTCTAAAACTTTGTAGTTCATTCCATTCCTTATTGTAATCTAATACAATAGTGTTAAGCACCTTATCTGTATAATGTTCAGATTGTAATGAAAGATTGTCTCTTCTGAATAATGGAAGAGTGTAATCAACTACTACATCTCTTAAATCATTTAAGTGCCAGTCTCTTTCTGTTCTGTCAACTAAGATACTGTCTACATTGTTTACTACTTGGTTGTCTAAGTAGTCCAACTCTTCATCTTTGACAACCAGGTTTACTAACCCTGTTGACTGTTTAGAAGTGTAAGCAATAAGCTTGTTGAAAGTAATGTCCTTATCAACATAGTCCTGGTAAGTAGGATTAAACTCTTGTGCATGAGATTGTATATTCAAGTAGTCCCAAATTTTAGTTTCCCTAGGTTTCTTGTTGTCTACATACTCAATGATATGAGGATGTCTTACACCATAGAAAGTTTGATAGTGGTTAGCTTTGTTATGTTTCCATAATTGGCTATCTCCACTTCTCCAAGAATAATGTTCTTGTAGTCTATAGAAATAAAAGTTAGGAGTGTATGAATGCCATGATACCCATTCTTTATCTTTTAAAGAATAACTCATAGTCCAAGACAAGTCATATTGTATAGGGTCAGACTCTACTCTACCTGATGTATAGTCTACTACAGTGTCTATTACATTTACTAACACTTGCTCTTCTACTGTGGTATTACTACCTTCTAAAAGTAAAGTAATGTCATTAGTAAACTCTGTAGTATCTATAACACTTCCTTGTGCATCTTTAAACCTATCATGTTTAATTAACCAACCAAAGTTTTCTAGTCCATTGTTAGGATAAGAATTAGGCTCTTGTAAAGAAGCTTTTAAAATATCCCATGCACCTGATGCAAAACCTAAGTTTTCTGTCAAAGCATTTACTTCTGAAAAAGTATATCTTGTACCTCTCAGTGCAGCTAGAGAGTTTAACACAAAAGCTTGTGAAGGTGCTGTCCAATGGTCATTAGGAAATACTATAGGATAATGTATTCCTTTAAAAGACTTAAAGCTAGAGTACAGACTATCTTGTGCTGGATTGTTTCCATTCAAGTTAGTACCTGTAAACTTATCATAGTCATCTAGGAATGCTGTAGTTGTAGCTTGCAAAGTATTAGCACTACTGTGATAAGAAGGAGAAGCTTCATTACAAAATGAAATTACTACTACATCTTTATCTGAAGTGATACCATTATAATTGTTTCTGTTATCAGTTGCAATTATGTCTGCATAAGTTACCCATCTCTCTGTTTGGTCATTGTATTTAAACACATCTCCTGTCCAACTTGGGTTTGAAGCTCTAAAGTTAATTAACCAAGCATCTATAGTATTGTCTATCTGTCCTAAAGCTGTTACATCAAATGAACCTGATGTATCAAAGAACACATGGATATCAGCCTTGTTAGCAATGATAGTTTCTGTTTGTATTATTTCAGTTGTTTGTGTGACTACTTCTGAAGAAAACTTCATTTTGCAATCTTCTAAACCTTCATAGTTCCAACCATCTGCTAGCCTTGCTGCTATTATTTCACTTACTGGCTCAAAGATTATTATCTGCCCATCTTTTGAACAAGTAATGTAATCTGTGCTATCTAAAATTCCACTAGAAAGAACATAATCTTTTTTAGTTAATATAAATCTTTCTTTTTGTGTATCATAAGTTGAAATAAACCCTGTACCAAATTTGCTTGAGGGATTATTTGCCAAAGGATAATTCACTCCTGATGAAATTAAATAGTCTAAATCTGCTTTTACTGGTAAGTTATTCTTGAACCAGGTTTCATTACCTCCAACTATTGGCTGTAAACTGTTCCCATCAAATAAATATACTTTCCCCTCTGTAGCAGATACAAAGAATACACCACTTGGTGTCTTCATTCTTGCCCAATTGTGCAGAGTACCTGCACTCTCTTTATCAGTGTCAGTGATCTTTCTTGGTGGGATAGCAAAAAACTCTCCTGTACCAATGAAGGACACAACATCCCCTGTTACTCTTTCTTGTATAGTTTGTGGCAAATGCCATAAAGCTCCTTCAGTTTGGATGTATAAATTGTTCTGTATTCTGAACAAATCAGTTATCACCCCTTTCTCACCCTCAAGGTCTCTATAATTGTTAGGTAAGAAAACTCTATAATTATCAATAAGCTCTTCTTGAAAAGATTGCTCTGAGTAATATGTTCTGTGAGGAAAGTCTTCTGTACAGTTTGAACAACAGTCATACTCTAAACCTAAAGCATAGAATATTTTTTGCTTGTTAGTTCTTTGGTAATCTCTGTTCAATGCATATATCTCTGCACCTGCATACCCTCTGTATAATCTACCATCAGAATTTTCTGCATCTACTACAGTCAGCTTCTCTAACATGTAAGAATCTAAATAGTTCTGAGGAGCACTTCCAGCACCTGTCATGTATCTTAAATACCCTTCTATTGAATTGGTAGTCAAGTTTTCAGTCTCTGGATAGTAGTCAGTCATAGCAGTAGGAGCATCTATGTAAGCAGAGTGTATAGAAGTAACACCATTTCTAAGTGCTATATTTACTCCACTCTCAAACCATAAGTTTGATACTACATCTCCAAGCCATTGAAATTCATCATCAGCTTGGTTTCTGTCATCAAATATAGTCTTAGTGTCATCATCTTGTATAGTGTCCCTAAGACCTGCTTCATACATTTTCTGATACACTTCAATTACATTAGCCATTTCTATACCACTTGACAAAGTAGATAGACCATAACCTATTGCTGCAATTGATACAGCTGTAACTACTACTGCAGCTGTAGCTGACAAAGCAGCAAGTCCTGTTGCAGCAAGTGCCAAAGAACTACCTCCAGATATTAATGCTCCTGCAACCCCTACTACTACTAGTAATACTCCTGCAAGGATAGTCCAAAAAGAAGACTTGGTATCTCTATCTGCAAGACTAAAATTATTAAACAGTGCACTATGATATTTCATAGGTGCTATGTAACTATCTCCATTTAAGATATAAGCTTGTTCCCCATTCTTGGTAACATCATCTTTATCTTCTGTGGTAGTATCAAAGTAAATTGGATTTACATTTTCCTTGTAATACTGTAGAGTTCTGAAACTTCCATAAGGAGAAGAGAGATCTCTTTTAAGCATTACATAAGGTAATTTTTTATGTATGTCATTTACATCAGTAATATCCTCTTCTAGTTGTACTATACCTATTTTGTTATCTCCAGATACATTATAAACATCTTGACTTTTGTCATCACTATCTTTAACTGTCTTATAGTTTAAAGCATTAAGGTAAAAAACTTCTCCTCTTTTTTCAGGGTTAATCCATTCCTTAGTTTTCTGATGATAAGAAACTTTAGTATCTCTTGTAAGAGTATGCAAAGTAATTCCATCTCCATCAAAACCTTTGTGTACATCAGGGTCATAGGAAGTTCCTGCACCTACATCTTGTGTAAGCACTGATGATAAAGCCTGAGAAACTATTCTGTATTCTCCTTCTTGTGTAATTTGTGTTAAGTTCTTATACTCAAGACCATTAAACTTATTCTCTGGATGTATAAGACCAAAGATGTCTTTGTCTATTCTACTAGTGTCAGATAAATTAGGAAAGATATGACCATGAGCCACAAACCCTCTTTCTTCTAACATCATAGGTGTCATTACTCCAGAATCTAAAACAGTTTTCTCATCTTCAGTTCTTTCATTTCTAACTATGTAATACCCTATTACTTTGTACCCATTGGTAGAAACTTCTTCAGGAACAGTTATTCCTGAGAAAGTAATACCCATTATTTTAGAAGTGTAGACAGCATCTTCAGTTTCTACTACTCTTGCTACTATGGATTGAGCATAGGTTACTCCAGATGTGGATTCTACTCCAGGTGTAATCTCTGTGTACCCTGCACCATCTATGTCTTCTGTTATTATTATTTCTGTTATAACTCCTCTTGTAGTTGCAACAGTCCTTTCTAACCCTTCTGCAGGATCAAATACTGATGACAAGAAAGAAGTGTTAAATGTCTTAGGTGTACCATCTATTTTATAAGATACCTCATAAGATATGGTTGTACCTGTAACTGCACTAGCACTTAAAGTAAGTACAAGATTATTTAATGTAAAACTTTCAGCATTAGTGTCTTCAGTAAATAAAGGTTCATTAATTTCTGACCTTGTAGGAAATCTGTGATGCCTAATAGGCTGACCTAGCAAAGTACCACCTTGAGAATCTAGTCCCCAGAATCCTTTACAGGAAGTAGATTGGTAAGGAGAATCTAGTAAGTTGTTGTCTGACATGCTAGAGATATGTCCTTCTGCTTTTCCTGGTATGTGAAACACAGGAGAAAGAATACTACCTTCAAATATGTAGACTATTCCAAAAGAATATATTTCTCCTGGCATATAACCTACTCCATCAAAGTTTACAGTAGCTGTTTTAGGGTTATTGCCACCTATGATGTTAAGGGTTGTTTCTTCTAGTCTTACATCTGACTTTATTTTACTTGCATACTTCTGTAGTCCACAGAAGTTAATCTGTACACCTTTAGTCTTTCCAAGTATTAATTTGTTTTCTATTTGCTCTACAAATTCTGCTTCTTCAATGACATTGTTAAATGCCAGTATCTCATTTTCTGTACCAGTGGTAACAGTAGATGAAGAACCTGTATGAGTATATGTTTTTATGTTAGTTGAAATAGGGCTTGAAAAAGTTACCTCATTCACTAAACCACTACCTGTGTTAGATGAAATGATAGCTACTCTATAGTAAGGATAAGATGTATCAAAGTCAGTAAAGCTAAACTTTATTGCTTTGTTAGTTAATCCAAAATTAAGTGCAGCATTTACAACATTGGTTGAACCTTCTATAGCACTGTACTTCTTACTTACTGAATCATTATAAATCTTAATTGGCTCACAAGTTGTAATCCACTCTGTAGGATTTAAGTCATTGTCTAAGTATTGTATAGAAGCATTGTAAGAACCTGGAGCTAGTAGTCCATTTTCTATTACTTCAATGAACTGAAAAGTTGGAATACTTTCATAAACTTTAAACAACTTAAACTTTGCAGGGTCCCAATCACTATCAGAGTCTGTCTCATCAACTTTAAAGTCATTGAGTTTATCCATATTAAATAGCATAGGAGTGGGTGTAGTAAAGTAAAAAGTTCTTTCACAACCCCTTCTTAATCTATAAGTACCACTAATTTGATTTTCAGCTTTGAATCCTAAGTCTGCATTTACTAAAACAGTATATTGACAGTTAACACCAATGATGCCTATTTCAGACATAGTACCATCTTCTGATACTGACAGCAATAAACTATCATTCTTGTCAATGTAAATTTCCCCTAAAGGGATATATCCACTTGTTAAAGTATAACAAGGCTCATTACTTTGTTCATTGGATCTCCAACCCATGTCTCCATCTTCACTTTCATTAACAACATTAAGTGCAAAAGTTAATGCACCTGGGGGTTGATTAAGATGTGAAGTGTCAGTAATTAAACCTCTTTTAGGTACAGGACCTTGTTGTGTTTTCTGAGCCATAGTATATTATTTATTGCACATTATTTCTTCCATCTGGGTCATTGAACTTTCTGCTCTCTGGTCTACTTAAGTCTTTAAAGAATTGATTGTACCTAAAGTTATTAGGTAATAAGTATTGAGATTGGTCAAGCATGTTTTGAAATTGGTCAATACCTCTAGGCATTAATCCTCTGTTACCTGCTTGTTTACAATACCATTGCCAATCAGCTTCAGCTTTTAAGTATCTTTTTTCATAACCTTCTCTCCCACTGTACCACATTCTACCCATCATCTTCATTGTGATGTACATAGTTACTGCAGTTGTGTAAGAATAATGGTCAGGAATCATTGGGTGTCCATTCTCATCTAACTTTTGTCTGTTAATTGCTATTGCAACATAACCTTCTTGAAAAGAAAATCTTAATGTGTTGTTTCCTACAATAGTGTATTCACTCCTAGAGTTAGAATAAAGTTGCTCACTGTCTGGCTCTTTACAAACTATACTGTTAAAAAATGAATGGTCTGCTAGCCTAACTGGAGTCCAAGTGTTTTTGTAAGCATCAGAACATTTAAAGTTGTTGTACTCTATTTGTACATTGATGTTTGGCTTCCATTTGTAAACATCAGAGTCAAACAAAGGATAACCATTATCATCTACAGGTATGTGAGAATACCCAGCATCACTTTCTATACCACAAGTATGGTCAGGAAATTCATGTTCTTCTTCTTCTGCAGTCTCAACTTTAACAGGAGTAGTGATTACTCCATTGTGTTGTGCTACTTGTATAATTGAGTTTGTAAACAAAGGTAACTGTGCAGCATGGTTTTTTACTTCCACAAATTCTACACATTCTTCTAGCATAGTGACAGCATCAATAGCTTCTAAAGCTTCTCCTGCCCATTCAATAGCATCAACCTCAGAAAAGTTATCTAATCCTAAGTCTCTAGCTATCTTAGAGAATATCCTATTTACAGTAGTGTAAGTTAGTTCCTTCATTTACTTATTTTTTAATTATTTAAAATCATCTGAAAGACTTTTGCCATTTAGCTTAATCTCCATAGGGTCTGTTTCACTAAAATACTTTTTGTCTACATAAGCATAGTCAGTCCTATCTTTTATTTTGTATCTTATCTCTGTATTTTTAGAGATTATAAACCCATTTTCAATTTTCTCTACTCTTACAGTAGTGTCTTTCTTTAATATTTCTGCACCTTTTGGTACACCAGTTCCTTCTGAAGAACTTTTAGTCATTTTTATTTCACTCATAATTTAAAATTTAGTAGGTTCAACATAGAACTCTTGTCCTTTTTGTATTAACTGAGACAAATGTCTTTTGTTTGTTCTTGTAAAAATCATAGTGTAAAACAACTTGTATTCTACTATCATTCTTTCTTTACTCCAAAAGAACTTATATCTAATGCCATCAGAGTGTTCATTCAAATGATAAACCATTTGCTTTTTCTTTTGACACTCTGGACACTTTGCCCAAAGCTTATTAGTTTCTTGATAATCTACAGCCTGGTTAGTAATTCTACCTAGCTCTTCATCAAACTCTGTTTTAATCTTTTTACCTTTTACAGAGATAGTGCCCATCTTTTCAGGCAGCTTAACTTCATCTCCATCAAAAACAAATTGCATGATGTGTTTATTAAACTCATTTACAATTTTACAAAAGTCCTTTCTATTAACTTCTAAGCCACCTCCTGCTGACCTGTAATATTTATATGAGGATAATATATTATTCATAGGCTATTGTCTTCTCTGTTGTCTTCTCTGTGGTTGTTGTGAACCTTCTACATGGTCTGATCCATCATTCCTTTTATCTTCATACCCTACTGCAAATCCTGCAGCAATTTCTTGTACAGTAAGTTCTACTAAAGCATCTACCAATTCCTCATCTAAAGGAAACTCCATTTCAGTGGGATGTGTAGGACAAGTTGTTACCTCTTCACATTTTGAAGGGTAGTTTAAAGCATCTAAAGGATGTGCAAACAAACCTAAGATGTTTATGGATTCTAGTGTTCTTGTAGAGGTAATGTATAAATAGTCATCTTTTATAAAGAAGTCAGGCTTACTTGAAGAGTACTTATCTGCAGCTCTCCATATTTTACTTTTGTAAGTTACCTCATGAAAGATGGTGCCATGGTTTACAGACATCACAGAGTCAATCATATAACCATTGATACTGTTTACAGGCTTAGGTAATTTATGTTTAGTTCTTAGAATCTTGCATCCTGGTGCAGGCAAGCAAGGACAATTATCTTCTGTAGTCTTAATTAACTCTACACAAGATAGCATAGTGTAATTAAACTTAGAAATGAATTGTCTTTTATTTATCTTATTAAAGAATAAGAGTGCTCTGACACTTACCATTTTAGAATAAATGTGTCTTCTCATTAACCTTGAAGACCCAGATTCTATGCCTTTACTATAAAGACTTTGAACCCTTTGTATAATGTTTCCTGTTAGTGCCATTACTTTTTATGTTTTACCAATTTGCATATTCTACTTTAGCTTTAAAATAGCTTATAATATCTTTGGTAATATCAGAGGTGTCAAATATTTCATATTCCCCATCTTCTTTTAACCAAATTAAAAATCTTCTACTCACTTTAAATCCTACCTTTTCTAGTAGAATTTGATAAGTAGAAAGCTGAACTTTGTACTTACTGTAAGGAGTATCATTCATGTGCTTAAAGATACCTAATAACTTTTGTTGTTTGTACTGTTTAAACAAATCCTTATTGGTTTTGTAATCAGCAATAACTAAACTACCATCTCTTTTGTCCACAAGTATTATATCTGCTGTACCTGCAATGCCCATCTCTAAACAAAACATCCTAAGCTCTAAAGCTACTGGATAGTAGTGTTCTGGCATTTTCTTCCAAAACTTTACTAAGGCTTCTGACTTAGGTTGTAACTTTTCATCATTCTTTAAGTGTTGTAAAACACTACTGTATTCTAAATCAGACTCTACTTTGTATTTATCTATTACAAATCTTTCTCCAAAGTCATGTACTTTAGTACCATTGTCACAGGCTTCATTCTTTATCTTGTCCCATTTTGCTTTAATCTCTTCTACTGTAACTCCTTCTTTCTTTGCAGAGAAAGGTGCTACCTTGTCTACATCAAAAGGTTTCACAAATTTCTTAATGAAAGTTGATACAGGTGTTAACCCTTTTCCTGCTACTTTGTATGTGTGAGAAGGCTCATCAAATATCATTACTTTGAAGTGCTCAATAAGCTTTCTACCAATTTCCTTGTGTTCCATGAACACAAAGTTAGTAAAAAATAATTAAACTTCTAGCTTGTAGAACCTTAATTATCTTTCAGTTTAATCTTAACTTTTCTCTTTACAGTGCTTCAAGTCTCTCCTTAAATCTTTGATCTCTGTTTCATACTTAATCTCTGTTCTTGAGTTGTCTATTCTTCTTTTGGTTGCCTTGATGTCATAATCACTTTTCTCCTCTAGGTTAGATAGTCTTTGTATTGTAAGAGACACAGTATTTGTAGCCAACATTAATCCCACAATTAAGGGGATTAACTTACTCAATTCCATTGAGAAAATAGCTTTGTCTGTTGTAGTAGTTGCCATTATTTTAGTGCAGACAGTAAGTCTGCTTTATCTTTTGACCCTTTAGAGCTACCAAAAAAGTAGTTAAAGATTCCTGTTAGACCTGTACCTATGAGTACTCCTAAAATAAAGTTTACTACATCTTTGTTCTTTTCAGGAACTTCCTTAAAGAATAAAAGTATTACTACTGCTACTGAGAATGTAAACACTCCAATAGCTAAATAGTAAACAAAGTTTTTAGCTAGTTTAGTTGAGTTAGCAGAAGTAGCTATCTCTGTTTGCATCTGCCTAGCATTCTGTATGTCTTTGATATCTTCTTGTATCATGTTAAACACCTTGTCAGCTTCATCTGCAGATAACCCTGCATTAGTAGGGGAACCTGAAATTAAACTAATGGCATCTGTGAACTTACCCCCTGTAACAAGGTCAATAAGTTTAGGAGCAGCACCTAGTACACCTCTTAGGAAATTTCCTGTCTTGGTGCCTGGTCCTCCATTCTTTCTTAGCTTTGGGTTTTCACTCATAATTAAAATTCTTTTAAACCTGTGAAGGTAATTAACTTGTTAAACTTTATTCTTAACAGTAAAACTTCAAAGTATTTTGTAAGGTCATTTACAACTATGCATCCTGTACCCCATTTACCAATTGTCCAGGAAATTATTCCTTTCTTTGCTACATAAGAGTTCCCATGTATATTGGTACTATTGTTAGCTTCAAATACTTCTCCAGCTTCATCTATCTTTAAGTCTTTGTTGTTGTCTCTATAATACTTCATAGGACCCATTTGTCTTAGACATGGCATCTTACTATTGTGGTGTCTAACACAGTCCCCATCAGATTTCATGAAAGTATCATAATATACTTCATCAAATTTAATTACAGCAGTGCCTTTCTTATTCCACTTCATAAAGTTTAATAAGCCATACTTACCACTGTTGGTTGTACAACTCATTACTGAGACAAACTTCTCTCCTTTAAACAGATAGAGTTTATCATCATACCTGTCTGCCACATCTTCTTTGCTTCTTAATGCAATTATGTGGTGTGACTCTGGCATGTGAGTAAAGCTATCTAAGCTTTTCATTCTGTCAAGGAGTTCTTTATCTGTGTAACTTTTTACTTTTGTTGCCATTGTTTTATTTTTTTACTTCATCATAAACTTTTTTAGCAGCCTTGACAGTTTTAGTAATACCACTAATAATGTCAAACCCCATCCTTTTGAAGTTCTCAAAGAAGATAGAGTAAAATTCTATTGTAGTACACACTCCTATCACAATTAAAGTGATAGAATAATTATGTGTTGTAATGCTAGGAAAAGAAAATGTTTTTATTTTGAAGATAGTTTCTATACCATTTACTGATAATATTACAGTAGTATATGTAAAGAGTTTAACTAGTGACAGCTTTAGTTTTTCAGAGGATACAAAATTGTTCTTAGGAAAGTCAGGGTTCTTTTTTCTGTAATCTACTTGTTCTTTTATTGAAGCTGCTATACCTGTTGCAAAGTCTAACATAAATAGTCCTAATAACAGAAGTATTGACTGTTGAACTGAACTTAATAATAATACAGTAGTTACTGAAATCCCAGATACCATCCCACTTGGGGTTGCAAAAAGCTTAATACTGAGAAACAATTTAATAAAGTACTGTATGTACAAGGAGAATCCTTCCATAGTTGCTTGTTTTAATGTGTGTACAAATGTTGTCATTCCCTGGGATTTATATTTGTTGCTGTCACTAGGGGGTACTTTATTAAATTACTTCTTTACTTTTTTTCTTTTGGTACTCTACTGTCTATGTACCAATCTTTATACATTTCCCTTTTTTCTAAAATGTATTCTAAATATAAATCTACTTTCTTTTTCCAATCTTTATCAAGATTAGGATTTATCACTCCTGACTTTGGACTTGAGAAGACTTTGTTAATCCACTCTTTGCCTTCATATTGATTTTCAAAAAGACCTACATTTATACTGTAAAAAGATCCTTGTCTTATTTCATTGTAAACATCAATAGGCTCAATCTTCTTACCCAAAGCTATGGCATAAACTGCACTTTCACTTATGTGGGTTGTGTAGACCTTATCTACTTTTGCTAGGAAATAATACAAATCAATCTCTCTAGGTAATATACTGTTCTCACCAAATAAGTCTTTCAACTCACCAATGAAAGCATGTGTTGTAAGTGGGTGAGGTTTAAAATAAACATCATCACCATACAATCTCTTTATCTCTTTTAACTTGTTGATACAAACAGCTGACTTTAGTTTATTAGACCCTGGTAAAACTACTAAAGCTGTAACCTCTTTGTATCCATCAAAGTCAGATAATCTGTCTTTGTATTTATTAGCTAAATTATTCTTAATGTTATCAGCAAAATGAGATGCATAATCTAATATTTCATATTCATCTGTATCCTGCTCTGCATCCCTCATCATGTCTTCTTTCATCTTTAGATTAAGTGGGGACATAATAAAGTTGGTTGCATACTCTGTGTAACCTATTGTATCAAAGTAAGGCATCTCCTCACACAATACATCATAGTTGGCTTTCACACCAGTCTTCTTTAACTTTTCAAGTAAATACCTTTCTACAGGTTCTAATGTCTTTAGGTTATTACTTTTCTTAAGTTCTCCAATCCTCTCTTTAAGAACTTTTTGGTCAAACATTTCCATATTGTAACTTATTTTTTAGCTTTAGGTTTTCTTGGTTTTGCTTTAGGCTCTTCTTTAACCTTTCTAACAACCTTCTTAGGTGCAACTTTAACTGCTTCTTTTTTAGGTCTTGGATTTGGTTTCTTTTTTGGAGCTGGATTCTTCTTTGGTCTAGGGTTAGGCTTGTATCTAGTAGCATCAATGCTAGGACTAGGTTGTGGTGCCTTTGTAGTTGTAGTTGTAGTAGCAATTGGATCACTTGGTTTAACATCACTTGGATCAACATCACTAGGCTTTACTGTAGTTGTAGCTACTGCTTTAGTGGTTGTTGTAACATTAATACTTTGTGGTTTTCTTTTCTTTAGCACTAGTAGTGCTGTAATAAAAAATCCTAATCCTAGGATAATTAAAATAATTGTTTGTGCATTCATACTTCTGTTTTTAATTATTAATAATTATTGTTTCAAGGTACAACTTACTCTAAGACTTCCTTCACAAATTTTACCTTCTTTTAATTTAAAATACTTTTTTAGTTCTTCTACCCATCTTTCTTGTTTCCAAAGAGTAAGGTGTAAATTTTTTCCTTCTTCATCTACATTAGAACTTGGCAGAAGAGCTATGTCAAAATAAAAAGTTCCTACTTTTAACAAAGATATACTTTTTAAAATAACTCCTACTTTTTCTTCAGGGATATGCTCCATTACATCTGAACAGATACCTACATCATATTGGTTCTTGTTTATACAAGTTAGATTATCTAAAGAAGCATGGTAGTAAGTACCATTAATTTTTCTTTGTTTGTTTGAGCCTATAACCCAGCTAGAGACATCCACTCCTGTGTAGTCTGTAAAGTGTTTACTCAATTCTCCTAATCCACATCCTAAATCTATACACTTTTTTTCTTTGGGAATATCAAAGACTGTTACTAATCCCATAGGTCCCCCATGAGGATATCCAGAAGAATAAAGCTTACTGTACTTTTTATCTTCTCCTTGTAACCAAGTTATTCTATCTTTTATTGTATCCATTTCTGTGCTAAGATAATAAATAATTTAAACATACCATGTTGTTGTAAAAGTAGTTGTTGTAGATCTACTGGTAGACCAGGTTGTTGTTGTGCTATGACTAGTAGAATAGTTTGTCAACTTAGATGTACTTGTACTAAATGTAGTAGTGGTATTGTAAGTTGTGTTATAACTAGTAGTTGTTGCTTTTAATGTGTTGTATGTGGTTGTAGTACTTTTTGATGTACTGTATGTGGTAGTTGTGCTATGGTTAGTATTATAGTTTGTTAATGTAATATGGCTTGTTGAGTAAGTAGTTGTAGTACTTCTCTGTGTAGACCATGTAGTGTTTCTTGAACTACTTGTAGAATAGTTAGTAACTGTACTATGATTGGTATTATAAGTAGTTACAGTTGTATGACTAGTGTTATAAGTAGTGGTAATAGAAGAAGTAGTGTTCCAAGTTGTGGTTGTGCTTCTGTCAGTTAACCAAGATGTATTTGTAGCATGACTTGTACTGTAATTAGTTATAGTACTTTGACTAGTGCTCCATGTAGTAGTAGTACTGTGATTAGTACTAAAAGTAGTAGAGGTAGTGTGAGAAGTATTATATGTTGTAGTAGTTGACTTGCTTGTATCAAAACTAGTTATTCTATTGTATGTAGTTGTCCATGTAGTTGTAGTTGCATGGTTAGTAGCATAAGTGGTAGTAGTGCTATGACTTGTAGCAAATGTTGTTGTAGTACTATGATTAGTGTTATAACTTGTCACTGTACTGTGATTAGTATTGTATGTGGTAACTGTGCTTCTAGTAGTAGACCAGGTTGTATTAGTACTTCTTGAGGTACTAACAGTTGTGTTAGTATTATGAGAAGTATTATAAGTAGTTGTAAAATTTGTTATAGTACTAAAAGTAGTTGTCCAGCTACTAGATGTAAGGAATGTAGTAGTAGTGGATTTACTTGTTGCCCAACTAGTTGTAGTTGACCTAGCAGTATTATAAGTAGTTGTGGTACTTCTGTTAGTACTATGATAAGTAGAGGTATTCTTTGTTGTAGAATTAGTTACAGTAGTAGACCTTGATGTATTAAAACTAGTTATAACATTATAATTAGTGGTATAAGTAGTTGTAGTTGACTTATTGGTATTAAAAGTTGTTGTTGTACTCTGGCTAGTAGCAAAAGTAGTTGTTGTAGCCTTACTTGTGGCATAAGTAGTAGTAGTAGCCCTAGTAGTTATGTAAGTTGTTGTAGTACTTCTAGAGGTTGACCAGGTAGTACTTGTACTTCTAGTTGTAGCAAAAGTAGTAGTTCTTGAAGTAGACCTTACAGTTACTGTACTCTTTGAAGTTGCAAAAGTTGTAGTGGTACTTCTTGATGTACCATAAGTTGTGGTAGTTGTTAAACTAGTTGAATAATTTGTAATAGTACTTTTAGAAGTATAATATGTAGTTGTCTTTTGTGTGTTTACTGGTACAGCTGTTGAAACAGTTGTAGACCATGTTGTAACAGTGCTTTTTGAAGTACTATAACTTTCATTAGTAATTTTAGATGTAGACCTAGAATAACCTGTACTTTTACTTGTACTCCAACTTGTAGTTGTAGTATGACTTGTGTTAGTAACAACATAAGTAGTTCTTGAAGTGTTCCAAGAAGTTGTAGTAGAATGGGAAGTATTAGGCATATTCTTTTCTTTTTATCTTAAATTAATTCTTTACCCAAAAGGTTGTCATCTGCATCAAATGCATCTTTTACATTTATTTGTATTCCAATGTAGTCTCCATCTTTAAACCTTGCTCTTGCTTTATAACAACTAACAGGAATAATATCAGTATTAGTATAGGTTGCTTTAACCATCCCACCATAAATTTCTTCAAGGTCTTTACCTTCTACTTTGTATTCTTTTTTGTTTGAGCCATCAGCATTAGACCTTTTAAAATGATTAAACTGTCTTATCTGAACAATAGGCTTAAAATTCTGTATGTCTAACAAAGCATCATTGTGAAATATATCAACTAAAAATTTGTTGTCAAAACCTATTCTTACAGCTTCATCCATTAACACTTTTAAGCTTTCATAATCCTCTGCTATGTCTCCTAGCAAAGCTACATCAAAATCTACTGTAGGTATAATAGATTTACCAAATATTTTTTCAGCCACATTTCCTACTATGTAAGCATCAAATACACTTGCATCTAAAAGAGGTTTCCACTCTTTGTACCAAGCATTAATATTTTTTGTATTAGGAGAAGTAAGATGATTAGTAGTAGTAACATCTCCCATTTTATAATATGTCTGATCTATTGCCATGTTGTTTCTTTTAATTTAATTTTATGATGGAGATGGGAATGGTGGTGATGGGTCATAATTTCCTCCTCCTCCTCCAGAAGTGTCATAAGTTGTTGTTGTACTTCTTGATGTAACCCAACTAGTACTTCTACCAGTAGTTGTATTGTAAGTAGTAGTTGTTGACCTTGTTGTGTTCCAACTAGTTATTACATTATAGTATGTAATATAAGTAGTTGTAGTATCTACAAGGGTATTATAGCTTGTAGTAGTACTTACATTAGTAAGTCTACTAGTATTTCTCATACTATTAGTACTCTTAGTAGTACTGTGACTAGTGTAATAAGTAGTAGTTGTACTTTTAGATGTTATCCAAGTTGTATTTGTACTTCTACTTGTATTAAAAGTTGTACCTGTTGTCCTAGTAGTACTAAAAGAAGTATTTGTAGATACATTTGTATTCCAGGTTGTAGACCTAGATGTGTTGTATGTAGTCACTGTACTTATACTTGTGTTAAAAGTAGTTGTAGTACTGTGAGAAGTATTGTAGTTTGTTATAGTACTTGTTGAAGTATTATAAGTAGTAGTAGTACTCTTGCTAGTATTCCAAGTAGTAGTAGTGGATTTTGATGTACTCCAGGTAGTTGTAGTACTTTTACTTGTACTATGAGATTTTGCTGTACTTCTATTTGTACTCCAAGTAGTAGTAAAACTTGTGCTACTATTATAAGTAGTAACTGTATTGTAAGAAGTATTCCATGTAGTGGTAGTACTATGGCTAGTGTTATATGTTGTTGTAGTAGCCCTACTAGTAATCCAAGTGGTAGTTGTACTCTTACTAGTTGTAAAGTTAGTTGTAGTAGTTCTACTAGTGTTAAAGCTACTGTTAGTTATCTTACTTGTATTGTAAGTAGTGCTTGTAGACCTAAGTGTATTCCAAGTTGTTGTAGTAGCAATACTTGTGTTAAAAGTAGTAGTGGTGCTATGATTTGTATTGTATGTTGTAACAGTTGATTTACTGGTACTGTATGTTGTAGTAGTAGCTCTACTGGTATTGTAAGTAGTTGTAGTGCTTTTACTAGTGTTATATGTGGTTGTGGTAGACCTTGATGTAGACTGTGATACTGATGTAGACCTATTTGTAGACCATGTTGTTGTGGTAGCCTTAGAAGTCTCATAAGTAGTAGTAGTATTTCTGCTTGTATTATAAACAGTGGTAGTACTTTTACTTGTGTTCCATGATGTGGTAGTAGCTCTAGAAGTAAGATAACTAGTGCTAGTACTCACAGTAGTACTGAAAGTAGTGGTAGTAGATTTAGAAGTACTAAAAGTTGTATTAGTAGCTCTTGATGTGTTATAAGTAGTACTAGTGTTTTTAGTAGTGTTGTACACTGTATTAGTACTGTGACTAGTAATCCATGTTACAACTGTTGAAATAGTTGTATCAAAGGTAGTAGTTGTACTGTGACTAGTATTATAGCTTGTTGTTGTAGACCTAGTTGTAATGTAGGTAGTTGTTGTTGACTTAGATGTGTTATAAGTTGTAGTTGTAGACCTAGATGTAGGAACATTAGTCTGAGTTGAATGTGAGGTAACATAATCAGTAGTAGTAGACTTAGATGTACTCCAAGTAGTAGCTGTAACATTAGTTGTAATGTAGCTAGTACTAGTATTCCTAGAAGTATTAAAACTTGTAGTAGTGGATTTAGATGTGTTCCACTCTATGATTTTGCTGAACCCTATATTCATATATCTTTATATTAAGAAAAGTCACCAATGTAATTTACTATTGCCTGTGTTGCATTTATCACATAATAAGATAATATGGAAGTTTTACCACTTGCTGTAACCCAAGCTGGTTCATGTCCATTTGATGTAAGAAGGTTACTAGGTAAATTTCCTGGAGTCACTCCTGCAGAATTTACTATAGTAATCATGCCAGATTGACCAACATTTGCTGCTGAAATAGAAGCAACAATACTATAACTTCCTGATGCATTTATCAGGAAGTTATTGTTAGCTGAAAAATCTATAGTGTGATTACCTGAAACCTTAGAAACAGTAGTAGGTAAGTTACTACCCACTCTTTTTAGAGAAGTATAAATGTTACCATCCACACTTCCATCTGCCCTTAAAATCTGAGAGGAAGTACCATTCTTCTTTATGAAAGAGGTAGCTTCTATATTAACTATAAATTTTCTTTTTGCCATTGTATTGTTTTTTAAATGTTACTCAGATAACTATCCAATTACTGTCACTAATAAATCTGCATTTCCAACAGCTTCATTAGTTTCAATTGTAATGTTTCCATTAGTGTAGTTTATTACAACTTCACATTCTACTTGTTCCCCTGTACTTACAAGTGCAGTAAAAACTGAAAATTGTCCATTAGAATTTACTTGGTGTGTTGAAGCAGGTACTGATAAAACAAGTAAAGAACCATTACCAAAAGTACCTGAGTATCTTTTAGCTTTTGAATCTGCTAATGTTTTTAATACCTTACCTTGAGCTGCAGTTAATCCTTCTGTTGTAGAATCACTTGTCAAAGTATTGTTTAGAGTAATTGCATCTAAAAATGCAGACATGTTAATCTCAAAACTACTAGCATCATCTCTTGTGAATGTTGCAATACCTGTACTACCATTTAAAGTTCCACTTGCAATTCTTGCTGCATTAGTATCATCTAAATAAAGAGTTAAATCTAAAGTAGTTGTATCTCCATTTTCATCTACATAAGTAAGGTTGTTTCCAGCCAAACCTAAAGTAGTTAATGTTTCAGTATCTGTAAACACTGCATCAGAAGGTACTGGTGCTTCAACTAATGGGTGATCTACATTAGACACTTTAGCATTGTTGGCTACAATCTCATTGAACTTAGCAGCACTTAATAGACCTGCTAAAGAGGTAGTTGCACTTTGTAAGATAATGTCATCTTGAGACCCATCAGAGTCAATACCATAGGTAGTACCATTTCTAGTACCATCTCCTAATTGTGTTGCTGAGTTTGCACCTAATGCATCTACCCAAGAACCTCCTGCATAGATTAAAAGTGTATTACTTGCTGTGTTAAAGTAGGCTTGACCTTCCTTTGGTGATGTTGGTGCTGATGATGCATTGTGAAACACAGCTCTCAGCAATTGATTTCCAGATAAATTAATATCTGATAGAAATTTTCTTTCTGCCATTGTAGTTTAGTTTAAGTAGGCTTTTCCAGAGAAGCCAGGTGTGAATGTTATTATTAATTTATTTCTGGTAATGTGTTGAATTGAAGCTTCTACTTCCACTTCATTATCATCTACAATTACTGTAGATGGATATTTGTCTAAGTTATGTTCTATTACCCACTCTTCTAGTTCAGCAGGTTGAATGTATGTAAGATGTTTGTCTCCACTACCTCCAGCTCCTCCACCACCTGTACCACTTTGTACACTCTGTTTTGCTTTTAGGCATTTTACCTCTCTGTATAGGTAATCTATTTGTTTAATGATGCTAGCCATAGGTTTATTGTTTATGTTTTATAAAATTGTATTTTTACCTGCTTCCTGTACTTCTGTCCAATAATAGAAACTAGCTTTGTCTTTGTCTATATCTAGTATTCTTTTATAAGGCAACTTGTGTAAGTACTCTCCTTTAAAAAACAATCTACTTTGATTGTCAGTCACTCCTGCATTATGTAAAATCCAATTCTTTTTAGTTACATCAATATCTTGAGTGCTCCACCCAAAATCTAGTCTTGTATCTACTTTGGTTTCATGACCATTTCTCCAAGCATTCCAAAGCAATGACCACATTCCTGCAGTCCACTTCTGTATGGGGTAGTCATTCTGATGCTTCTTAACATAAGAGCTTTCAACTCTTTTAAAATAAGAATACAACTCAATGCTATTTCTTTCTACCTTTTCCCAAAACTTCCAGTTCTCTCCTATGATTATATACTGTGCACCACCAGAGTTACTATTCATTAATTTTGGTATCAGTGGGTCTATCCCTATAATCTGACACATCATCTTATAGATGTCATCTCCTTTCTTCTGTATATAGTCATAGTTTATGTATGAATTTGTATCACTCATATACCAGGTTTTACCTTCAACCCAACTAACTTCTGGGGGTCTAGTAAACACTATATCACTGTCATGTAAAAATAACCTTTCTTTTTCTAATTCAGGGTGAGCCATCATGTGATTTTTCATTAAATTAAAATAGATAGAAGGTATATAACTTTTATCCTTTCTTGTGTCTTTGTAAAAGAAGAACCTTACAGTGTTATAATGTGCTTGTAACCTTTTCCATACTTCAGGAATCTCCCCTGTAGTAGTAGAACACAAGATATCAATCTGATTAGGATTAACTCCTTGCTTTTTAAAGTTCTGTATCAACACCTCTACTTGCCAAGTATAGTAATTGTTAGTAGGTTGTGCACATATATATCTCACTATAGTCTTTCTTTTAATTTGTTTGCTCTTTTTAAATACTTTCTTGAGGTACTTAAATGAATTGATTCAACATGTTCTGCAAGCTTTGCAGCTGATTCTATTTCACTTTCTTTAGAGTACACCTTTACAAGTGTTTCTCCTACTAGTACATCTTCAAATGTGGCACCACTTAAATGACCATCTCCTACAAATACATCTATAGGTATAACTTCAGTCTTTATGAAATATCTTTCTCTACCTTTAAACATAGGATTGTATTTTAAAGGGATAACTTCTCCTAGAACTTCTAAGGCAGCTAAGTCTTCTTTTCTTACAATAATGTCTATATCTCTTGGTGTTCCAGATATACCTCTTATGGTGTCTACAAAACTCCCTACAAAGATCACCCTTGAATGGGTGACCTTTACAAGTTGTTTTATTAATTTAATTAGTTCATCAGTCATTAACAGCTTTGACTTGTTGCTGTTAAATTACTGTATCCACCAACCATGTTGTCATCTTTAACTCCATCCCATCCTGGCATATCTACTATCTCTATAAAGTCTATATCAGCACAGAAAGATTGACTTGTCTGACCTCCAGTAGTTATTGTTATCTGAGGACCTCCTTCACAAGGAGTATATCTTATTTCAGTAAACTCTCCTGATGGATGATTACTACTAGTCAATGTCCATGTTTTACAATCTGTAGAAACACATTCTCCTTGTCCTCCAAATGCAGTTCCAGTCCATTGTCTCCAACCTATTGTAGATGCTTCTCTAAAGAAAAGTGCACCTGGTCTTGTTCCACCACTTGCAGCACTAAAAATGTTTGTTGCAGTTAATAGTCTTGAACCATTAGGCATATAGAAATTTGTGTAACTTGATGAAGCACAAGCACTGTAATCATTGTTCCCACTAGATGCAAGTACTACACTTCTGTAAGCAGAAGTACAAGCTGAACCAGAGGTTAGTGTTCCTCCATTAAGTGTGCTACTAGTTATAGTACCACAGAAGTTTACAGACTCTCCTTCATATAAAACATAAGTAATACTGTTTCCATCACAAAGAACAGCATTAACTGTCATGCTTTCTCCTGATTGAACTTGTCCAGCCATTGTAGCTGTCCATACTTGACAATTTGCAGGTGCTGCAGTTGTAGCTGTTATTGACAACAAAATGCTAGTAGAACAAGCTCCTGTAGCTTGTACTTTAACTATTGTTGTGCCACTAGGAACTGTAACATCATACCCTGCTAGTAATTGAGACCTACTTACAGTTGCAAGAGTTGCAGCATAATTGTCTGCATCTGAATGCAAAGTAAATGATGTAGTATCAATCCCTGCTGTTGTTAATGTTATTTTTGTTATCATAATTTATAATTGTTAACTTGTTTATACTTCTTCTGCATTACCTTCCATTTCACATTCTGGGGTAACATCTTCTATTGTCCCTATCATTGAGCAATCAAGAACTTGTATGCTCTGATTAGCTGTACATCCATTAAGTCCTCCTGTTACTGTAACATCATACACTCCTGGTCCATTTACTATAATGTTAGCAGAAGTTTCTCCTGTACTCCACAAATAAGTCTTACTACCTTGTGCAGTAGACCCACTTGCACTTAGTGTTACAGAACCTGGTAATGAACCTGTCTCAACTATGTTGACTGAAGGTGCTATTACATTTTCTGAAACTATTTTAGTGATAGTACTTGTCTTGTTATTGTAACTATCTGTAACCTGTACTGAATATGTACCTGGACTATTGACAGTTAAGTTTTGTGTAGTTGCTCCTCCTGGAGACCACAAGTAAGAAGGTGTACCTTGGTAAACTACATTTGCAGTTAAGATGTTACTTGTATTAACACATGTTAATAAATCTCCTCCAGAGATAGAACCTGATGGAGCTAACTTGTTTATTACTGATACAAACAATTCAGAAGAACACTCACCTGTAGCTACACATTTTATTGCTGTAGTACCTGCTGGCATTGTAACTGTTTTACCTGCCATCAATTCTGCTCTAGTGGCAGTATCTTGTATAGCAGTATAACTGTCTGCATTGGAATAAAGATTAAAAGCAGTAGTGTCTATACCTGCTGTTGTTAATGTCAATATTATTGTCATATCTCTATAATTATTTTATACCTCATCTGCAGTTCCTACTAACTCACAATCATCTGGTGCTGCTGTGGTAGTTGTAGTTGTGCTTGTTGTGGTGCTAGTTGTTGTTGTTGTACTTGTACTAGTTGTTGTTGTAACTGGGTCCTCTGTAGTAGTAGTTGTTACTGGATCTTCAGTAGTTGTTACTTCTTCAGTGGTAGTGGTTGTTGTTGTTGGACAAGCTGTTGTTGTGTACTCAGGACATACAGGACATAAAGTAGTAGTTGTTGTGCTATTTACTATGTCTTGTATTTCTTTGATGTTAACTCCAGAAGAGTTTATACAACAAAGTATAGACTCTGATTGATACTTATCATTGATGTAAGCAATCTCATCTAAATCTGAAACATCTCTAAGGTCAGCAAAGTACATTATTAAATAATCTAAAGATATCAAATCTTTAGTAAGTTGTGAATTGTATTGTGATACACCTGTTACAGATTCTGTAGTAATGTCACAATAAATTTGTGGCTCTATTAAACAACTAATTCCCTTATGAACTTTCTGAAAGAAAGAGTCATACTTAGGAGAAGACAAATATTTTAAGGTATCTATCTTATTTCTTGTTGCTAGTAGTGCTTTGTATATGTCTAAGTTTAGGTCTGTGCAATCTGCACATCCACAACCACAATCACAGGTAACAGAAAATATGCTCTCTATAGTTGATAATTGTAACTTTACATAATGGTTTATTATAATAGTAGATTCAGTATCTAACAGTTCTAGCTTTACACTATACCTGCCATCTACTTTTATAGGTAACTTGTAGTTAACCCCAGGCTCAATAGTACCTACTAAAATGGTCTTATCTGCTGTACAAGGGTCTATCTCAGAGAGAGTAAATCCAATGGCTGTAGGCTCATTGTTTAAGATGTAGTTAACATCTTGTAGTGTAGTTAATGTATGATTTACGTCTGCCATCTTAAGATTTTTAAGTGTTTGTAAGATACTAAAAAAATAAGGGTTAAGGTTTATCCTTAACCCCTATTTATATTAATTTAAAGAATACTAAGAAGAAGGTTGGTTGTCACATACTTCAATAGCATCAACTTTACCAGCTGTCATTACATTGACAAAATCTCCTACATTCTTACTTAAAGCTCCTGCTTCATTAGAAGTTGCAATGATTGTTCTCATGAAATGAGCATTAGATTCCCATCCTGAAACAGAAACTTGGTCATAACTTAAGTGTATCAAATCATACTTCTTATCTTGGTCAGCAAAGTACTGTGCACCTTCTAAAGCAACTCCATTTAAAGGAGACACTCTGTAAGGAGTACTGTTCTTCCATCCATTAGCAACATACTCTAATTGCTTAACATCTGTTCCTGCTCCTTCTTCATACACCATTGGTGTAGTAATAGTAGCATTCTTAAACCCTTTTGTAGAAGTCACAATGATTTCTGTTTGGTTAGGGAAAAAGTATCCTAAGTTAATTTCAGAGAATTTCTTCAATGATTTAGGATTAACAGTCATAACTAAACTTTGAGTTACTACTGAATTTGCAGTTACACTTGTAATACTTGCAACTACAACTTTATCAGCATCATCATTGATTAAATCAACTAAGCTTTGTAAAACTGCAGCAGAATTTTCATCCTCACAAGTAGAATCACAATCAACACATTCAGATGTTGGTACTATAAAGTTTTTTACAACTTGATTGTAACCATTTAATCTGTAAGCTTCTTGGTTTCTGATTTCAACTTTTACACCTACTTCTCCACCACAACGCATAACTTTCAACTCACTAGCTGTAACCATCTGCACAGGTGCAGTATAACAGTTGCTTGTTAAAGATACTATGTTTCTTGATTGGATGTGTGTACCACCTGATCTGTTGATGTCAGAGACACCATCTAAATCTTTAATACCTACTGCAAAGAAGAACTTATCTACTGGTCCATCTACTGCTAAGTTTGTATCATAATCAAATGCTCCAAGAGCACCTTCTGCTAAGGCACCTAAGCCTGTTCCTGCTACTGCAATTGTTGCAACTGTTGGAATTAATACTGTAAAAACATCATTGTTTCTTGACATAATTTTTAATTTTAAATGTTTGACTTATGAAAGTTGATTATAATTCAACTTATCTTTTTTAATTGTTAAATCAGGAACTTGTAAATCACCTGATGCTATAGCTACAGCTAAATCTATAATTTCTCTGTGGACTGTACTAGGTAAGTCACAATCTACATTAGTAGATAGAACCACTCCTGCCAAAGTTTTATAGCTACCTCCCACAAAACTTTCACTGTTATTCACAGATACAGGTTGTTTGATGTAATCTATATTAAAACTTTTTACAGAAAACTCTCCAGATGTGAACACCTTTATACCTCCATTAAAAAATCTGATGTTAACTTCTCTCCAAAGGAAAGAGCTTTTATCAAATGAACTTACTTGAAAACTATCATCATGTTGTCTTACAAATACCTTGTCTGCAGCTAGTTCACATGCTCCACTTTTCATTATTAATTTACCTGTGCTTACATAATTAAAGTAATCACTTGGTAAACTAAAGATAGCAGTGTCTGCATCTTCTGTAGTCTTAGTCAAGGACTTTGAGTTAACAACAATAGTTCTGATATCATCAATTACTCTCTGACTTATTTCAAACCCTAATCTGGTTGCAAATTTGGGTTCAGCCACAATCTTAGTGAATAGTTCAATTGCTTCATTAATCTTCCAATCAATCTCAGGAACCTTTAAGTTTCTGTATTGTTGTGAGTCTAGCTTATTAAGCTTACTCTTAAAATCATAATGCATTTCTTTTATATTCATTTTTAATTGTTTTAGAAGTCTAACTATTTAGTTTACCTAAGATGCTAGTCTTCATGTTTTGGTTCTGTGGATCTTGGAACCATTCAACAGCTGATTCAAAATCATAGCCAATCTTATCTGATAGATAGAAAACTGCTGTACCTTCTTTTGTCAAGATATTTCTGTGAATTGCTTCCATAACTGCTGCTGTAGTAAACAAGTCTTTCTTGTCTTTACTAGCTTCTCTTAGGAAGTCATCCAATCTATCTTTAATAAGGTCATCAATCTCCCCAACCAAATAGTTGTCACTTTTACCTCTTACAGATTTGTTAGTTAATATCTGAATGATACTAGCTTGTGCATCTTTAGAGAGGTCTAAGGATAATTTAACTGCAGCCTGTCTTTTCTTAGCTTTACTTGCTTTGATGTTCTCTTCTTCAGATTCATCAAAAATTACATGTGTAGCTTCAGGGTACAATCCATTCTCCCAATCTTTCATACTGTTAGCAACATACTTGCTTGCTTTAAGCATTTTAACTCTGACAAATTCAAGTGCAATTGCATCATCTAAGATCATTGTTGCATTCTCCAATTTAATTGAACCCATCTTGCTGTTCCAGAAAGAGTGTGGTTCATCTTGATTGAAAGTACTTGATAAGTCTACTTTTAACTTTTTTTGATACTTTTCTACTTCTTGTTCAGTTAGTCCAGTTGCATAACCACCTGTATTGTGGTCATATAAAGCTTCTATTGTATGTGGTTGTGTGAAAGATTCCTGATCTGTTTTACCATGCCATTTTGGAATACTTAATGGTCTAATTTCTACTTTTGCCATAATGTTTTGCTTATAAATATTAATTCTTGTATATAGTTCTTTTCATTGTATGTTAATGAACTTAGTATTTGATTTTAATCATCTTCTCTGATGGTATAAAATAAAGTCAGGGAACTCAATCCCTGACTCTAAGTTGTCCTTTTGTTCCTAGTTTCTAGAAAGGATTAATTCACCACATCTTCCAATGTCTTCAATGTGCATACCTGATTGTTTCTCAACATGCATTTCATAGAAGTCACCTGAATGGCTCATTAACTTTCCATCATTAGGACCATAAGGGTTGGTCAAACCAGCAACATACCCAAGTTTGTATGACTTGTTTTTGTTTACTATTCTACAGTTAGAAGATTTACCTTCTCCTGAGAAATCTAAGAATGTGATTCTTTGAGATTCAAGAGGGTAACCTGTAACAGGGTCAATTTCAAAATTGATTTCTCTATCATCATAAAGTGGATTGTGAATTAATTCTAATTCAGCACCATTTGCCATTCTGTATTTTGTGAATTGGTAACCTGCAGATACAGCATTATCATTGTATTCAGAAGAACCCTTCTGGATAAATAAATCTTGTACCACCTGAATAAATCCAGTTTTAGTTGCCCAATCTTGTATAGCTCTGTGGAAGTTAATCATTCCATATTCACCTGAATATCCTTTGATTTTTCTTGCAGCACCTGGCTTAACTCTTGAGTAGAAAATACCCATTAAGTACTCTTCAATTAACCTTGCAGTTAAGTGAGAATAACGCTGTGTGTGAGAATCTTCTAACATCTCTTGTAATCCTGGTCCTGTTCTGATTGGTCTACCATTGGCAGATAATACTGAATCTGTACTTCTTGAGTACCAGTATCCTCTTTCAATTTCTCTGTACCATTGTTGCCAGTACTCTACCTCTGCATACTTAACCCATGAATCATGGTAAGTACCCATTGAGTCTGGAATCTTTACAGCCAATACCTCATTGTGTGCATCTCCTGTAACCTTGTACTTCTTTCTGAATCTAGACATTCTGTTTGCCATAGTGATAGGCAAAGCATATTGTGTAGAACCTGATTGAGTTTCAGCTTCAGCATATTGAGAATACAATTTACCCCATTGTGTTCCTGCTTTGAAATACATAGAAGGAATAAACAATTGTGGGTTATCACTCATCAAACGTAAAGTGTAGATAAAACCTTTCCCATGAGGAACACGCTCTTCTTGTACTCTACATTGGAACTTCTTGTTAGTAGTTCCTGGAGTAATGATGTCTCCTGGCTCATACCAGTTCTCATCTAATTTGATTTTGAAAGTCCCTTTGAACTTTCCTTTTGTTGTATCTCCAGGAGATACATCTTCTAGTACTACTAAAGGTCTAGTGCTTGCAGCACGCATATCCCATTCCCACATAGAAGAATTGGTGTTTTCCTCTCTACCTTCTTTAAGTGCCATAGCAGTTAAAGGGTTATCAGAATACTTTTCAGCTGTAAACAACTGTCCAATTTTTGACTCAAACTTGTCTGGCTTTGCAATAAGAGCTTTACCTAAATGGTTCATCTCTGTCATGTTAGCATGCCAAGGCATTTGTTTGGTAATTAATTTGTTACCTACCATAATCTAACTTTTTAATATTAGTTTTAATTTATAATTACTTTTTTAGAAAAATTCTGAAAGGCTTTTTCTACTACCTGCTTTACCTGAATTTGTAGGTCTTACAGAAGTCTTTTTTCTTTGAATGTCATCCTTCAATGTTTTAGTCTTAGCAGTGGTTGCACTGTTAATGATACTAGAAACATCAAAATCATTCTGTAATAATTGAGCAAGTACTAACATTTTATTAGGATCTTTAAGTGTAGCACTTAACTTATCCTGCATACCTGTTATATGCTTGTTCTTCCCAACTTTTACAGTGGCTTTAGTGATAAAAGGGAGTAAAGTTTTCTTACTCTCTTTAGTAAATTTAAAGTTGTCCACTTCTTCTATAGCTTCTAAAGCTTCTTGGACACTTGTAGCAAAAGCTAACCTACCTTCTTCTGCAGTCTTTTCTGCAGCTTTGGTATTATTTGCTAAATCTTCTTTGGTCTTCTTGTCATTTTCTTTTAACTTACCATCAAACTTCTGTGCATACTTTTCTAACTTGCCACTATCTTTAAGCCACTCAATCTTATCATCTATGTCTTCAGGATCTTCTCCTTCTTGTTCATAGTAATATCTGCTGACCTGTTCTTGATAGGACTCATCATCCAAGTCTCCTTGTGGAGCACCTGTACTCTGACCATAAGTTTTAAAGAAATCTTCAGTACTTCCACCTTCTTTCTTGTGCTTTAAAAATGCAGCACCATCAGCGTCTAGTTCTGAAAAGAATCCCTCAAAAGCTTCCTCTACCCTTGAATCTATCTCTAAATCCTGTAATTCAATGAACTTATCTTCTGTAAAATCTTCCCCTTCAGGAATATCTACATTTTGAAAGATACCATCTTCTTTCATTCTAGAAGCTAAAGTTTTGTAGTAATCTTTATCTACATCCTCATCACTTCCCTGGTCCTCTTCTCCTTCTTTTGTTTCTCCTGGCTTGTCTACAATATCAAAGAAACTATCTTCTTCTTCATCTTCCTCTTCTCCTTCTTTCTTTGTATCAGCTTTAGGAGTGGGTTCTTTTCCATCTTCCTTTTTAACATCTGAAACAACATCAGGTTTTACATCTTCTTTGGTTCCTGTTTCAGCAATACCAAAAAAGTCTCCTCCTCCTGTATCATCCCATTGAAAATTGTCTAATGCTGTGTCTGTTGCTGCTTGTGCTTCTGCAGTCTTGTTGTCTTGGGTTTGTTCTGTTCCTGGCATTTAATGTAAATTTAAGTATTAATATTAAGATAAGTTAAGTATTAAACTTAACTATTAGAGATTAACCCTAATAGCCAAATTTAACTTATTCCTTATTCTTTCTTTTGTTTTGCTTGAGTTATTTTTTGTTTCTCTATAGAGTTTTTCTCTTTGTTCTGTTTCTTGTCCTCTTCAAACTTTTTTTCATCTAAATTCTGCTTCCTCATTTTTAAGTCTGCATCTGCACCATCCTTATATAGCTCTACTATATCTGGTGTGCCATCATTATCCATGTCTTTGTTCTCATTGAATCCCATAGAAAGCATAGCTTGCTTTTGTAGGTCAATTTCCCCTTTAGCTTGGATTTGCTCCAATGTATTAGCTTGAGTAAGATCCATTGTCTCTCTTTGCCATTGTCTTGCAGCTTCTTCATTTTTACCTTGCTCTTGTATAGCTTGTAATTGTTGTGCTTGATTTTGTTGAGTCATTTCATTTTCTCCTGTCTCAAGTAATTCTTCTGCTTCTTGTATTCCTTCAGCTCTAATTACTTTAATAACACTAGACAGCTTTATAGAATTGTTCTGCTGTGCTGCATGTGCTAGTTGTTTAACTAGTTCCACTGCTTCATAAGCTTTAGAAGATGAGGTTACAAATATTCCATAAGTAGAAGAATCTAATAGTCCAGCATCTACTTTTAACATTTCAGTAGACAAGTCATCTAAAGTATATGTAATAAATTCATCTTCTGAATCAGAGTATGATATTTTACATTGCTCTATCAGTGCCTGAAGTACATTTCTCTTTACATGATTATGTAAGTCAAAGTAAGGTTCTAAGATAGTAGAAGCAGAAGACATATTCTGTTGTGTATTTGCTACTGCATCTCTTTGCTCAATCTGTCCTATTAACCCATCAGTAATACCTACAGACTTCCCACATTGGTCATCTATGTATCCTGCTAAGTCAATATACTTCTGTATGTCAGACATTAAAGACATGTCAACTTGTTTAGCCATGTTAGTCACATCTAAACCTTTGTTACCTTCTTCATTAGGATTAACCCAACCTATCTTTAAAGCTTCTGCATAGTACAACCACTTCTCTATGTCTATACCTGAAGACTTAGGTATGGCATTAATATTCATAAGTAATAGCTTACCCTTGTCAGAAGCCATTAATAGCTCTACCCTGTACATAATGATGTTGTAGTAGTATTGCCACACTTTCATTCTGTCCATCAATGATGTTGTCTCAGAATTTAAGTTGTCATAAGCTGCTCCATAATAAGGTAGCTTAGATTCAAATAAATTGTTTAAATCTTTGTGTTGCCCTTCAACAGGTTGCATCCTAAGATACATATCTCCTCTTGCTACATAAGTTTCATATACTTCTGGAATCCACTCCCAAGACATTTTTATGTCTCCTAAGTCTTTGTCCATTTTGTAGTTTTCTCCAACTACAGTCATCTGAGTTTCTCCTGTTGCTAAGTCAGCATACTCTAAGAAACCTATTCTTCTAAGTCCTTTCCATGTGTAATGGAAAACTGATAAAGTGTTTCCTGTTTGGCTTTCAGTTTCATTGAATGCCCAATCTCCAGCATTTGTAGGACCTCCACCTTTTGCTTCAGTGTATGCTTGGTCTATTTGTTCATCTGTCAATTCATCTCCAAACATGGTAACAAACTGAGATGGTGTCATTCTATATTCTGCTACTGCCCATTCTCCATCTTCAATAAAATCTGTATCAGGAGATTTGTCATAATCAAACCTAATAGGATTAGTCACTCCTAAGCTAGGTTTTCCCCTAACCTGTCCTACCCAGTAAATTTCTTCCCCAGATAATGTTGCATGTTTCCAACCTTTGTCAAACTTTCTTTTTACATCCTGCTTCTGTACAATCCCTTGTAACAGTTGATGTCCAAGTGCTTCAGCTGGATCTTGATGTTGCCTAGACATGTACTTCCCTACTTCAGGGGGTGTCATAGCTTTCATCTCTTCAGCCATTGCTTGCTCTATCTGCTTTGATTCATCAGGAGTAAGTTCTCTACCTTTTGCTTGTGCTTGATACTTCTGTTCTACCTCTGCTTGTATAGGAGCCATAATTTGAGATACAGTGTACTCTTTAATCATGTCAAACTTTACCTTTTCTTTTCTGTTGGTAGCTTCTTCATTAACTGCTAGTGTCTTAAATGAGAATGGTCTTTTCATTTCCATCCCTATCACTGCCTTTATTCTAGGAGAAGTAATATCCTTGTTTGTAAAGGTTGCAGGTAATTCTCCTGAACCAGCACCAAAAGGCTTACATACATAAGCAAAATCTTCTTGGTTTATAATGTTGTTGTACAAGTCATAGTTGACTTTCTTTCTTTTGTATTCTGATACTCCCCCACTGTGAGTAGAAGAAGTAAAAGAAGCTCCTTTTAATGCATTGGCTCTGTCTTTAAACCATTGCTTTTTGTTGGAGTTCTTTTGCTGTAGTGAGAGTCTAACCCCTTTTCCAATATCTGCCATTGTTATATTTTTAGTTTTTGTTAAACAAATTAAGTTCCAATAAGTCTTTTATATTCTGGTTTTGTTCCCCTGTGTCAGAGTACTCTTTGCCTAGTTCATCTTCCTCTACTTGAAACATAACTTGCATCAATGACATAACTCTATCAAAGTTACCCTTTTTATTGTAAAGAATCAACTCTTCTAGTAAACCAACATCATATATAAAATCTAAATTTAGTAGTACATCTCCATTTTCATCAAAATCCCTCTCCTCTAGTAGCCACTGCTTTATGTACTTGGCACCAGCATCTTTCAACTTCTCATTCATGTGACACCCATATACTCTAGCTACTCTTGAAGCTTTGATATTCTTAGATATTACACCATCAGGTTGTGCTGCAAGTAAATGTAGCTTCTTTCTTCTTTCAAAGTATTTCTTTACATCAGGTACTTCATTCTCATACATTACTTCTGCATTGTATAATTCTGCTAGAAGCTCTACAATTCTATTGCAGGAATCTGAGGTCTGTGGTCTACCTACATAAGTAGCAACAATAATGTTTTTAGTGCTGTTTCCTTTCTGTATTGTTTTGTAAACATATACTGCTGCCAAAGATACACCAGAAGTTTGGTCTTGCCTATAAGGGTCATACCCTATTTTATACAAGCCTTTAGGTGGATTAGATGGAAACTCAAAGATAACAGGGCATCCTGTTAAGTCTGCTTCCTTTACTTTGTAATGTATTATTGGGTTTAACTTGTTGACCAGATCTGGTTCAGCTAGGATTTTACCCCCTTCTGCTCTTCTTAGGGAGACTGGTGTTCCCTTCTTTAACATCAACTTTTCTCTTAATACTCTGTTAAGTTGTGCTCTTAATTCTATGACAGGAAAATCATTTGTGGACACTGTTAAAAAAGCTTCTGATGGCTTTAGTGCAAACTCCTGAACATGTCTTTGATATGCTGTACTGTTATTACTACTTTCAAGTATGACTTTTCTTCTTGATTGTTCAAACTCTAAGGCTGCAGGAATGTTTGAATTACCTTGCAAATCATAGAACCCTTCTAGGTTCTTTGTCACTGGGTGGAAGAATCCACAAGTAGTCTCTTGGGCATTGTCATCCCAAGTGTTAATGAATGGCATTAAGCCATAAGCTACTGGATTATAAAACATGTCAGCAAAATCTGCTGTACCTGATTTCATATCTCCACCTGTTCCAAATATAATGATTTGTCCTGTAATGTACATCCCTGCAGTAAGTGCAGGTTTGATGGCTGCATAAGAAGCTTTTAAGTTAGGAAATGCTCCTGCTTCTTCTAGTAATACAACTATACCATCCTTACCCCTGGCAGCATCAGCATTATCTTTAAAGGTTAGGGCAAATACTTCTGACTGATAACCAGACTCAATATCTACCCCATTTATTTTCTTCTTAAAAGATGCTTTTCTATGGTCTTGCTTGTCTACATAATCTCTGGATTTTCTCCAACCTGTAAACTCATTAAGGAAGTTTAGGTAATCACTTGTCATACCCATTGTACCTTTAGGGTACAAAAACTTCTTTTCTGATGCACCAATGATAACCTGTGCTTTTCTTTCAGTATTATAATAGTTAGCAGAAATTGCTCCATTCTTGTAACTATAACCTTTCCTTCTACTCTTCCCCACAATCATGTGGAAACCTCCTGTTAGGAAGTCAGGGTGTGGTTTCACCCCTAGGTTAAGGTCCTCCAACTCTTGTTTCTCTATCCCATTTCTTGCAATCTCAAGAGACCAAAAGTAATCATAATCTCCATCCCAGAAATCTGGAAAAGTAGTTGTTTTCTTGGAAGCCTTCTTCCCTTCTAATTTCTTTACTACTTGTATCTGACAAAAATTTAGATACATATAATGATGACCTGTTATTCTCTCTCCTTGTATCTCAAATCCATCCTTACATCTTTTTAACTGCTCTTCCCAATATTCTATCCATCCTGCAGTTCCCCAATAATCAGAACAGAAGTATCCATACTTTTGGAACTTAATAGCTTCTACTCTGAACAAGTCACTCTTCAGCCACTTGCCATCTTTGTCTCTAATCTTAGTTTCTGTAACCATTAAGCTAACATCTTTTTAAGTTTTGTTACCTCATCTCTATGCCTAGCACACTGCTCAAATTGTTCACTAGCTTCAAATTGTATTCTAAGCTTTTCATGATAACTAATTTTATCCTCTATGTGTAAGCTAAGTGTCTGTGTTACTGTCATACTTTACTTTTCAAAGTGATTAATCTCCTTGTTACCTATAGTCTTTGTAGACTCAAACAATTGCTCTTGGACTTTCTCTTCCATAGAGTTTAATGTCTTCATTACCTCATAGCTATCTTTCAATGCTGAGGTTATCTCTCTTGGCTTATACAATGGCAGACCTGTTCTTTCATTAAGGTCTTCCATATCAAAATCATTAAGCCACTTTAACATTTTCTCAGCTCCTGCTTTTGCTGATAGATAATACTGCAAGGTTGGAGATGCTTCTACTCTTAACTTCTCATATAACTCCATCCCTTCAACAATAAGTTGGTCTTCTACAAATAACTCTGCTTCTTCCCTGTATATTGCTTGTATTACCTTTTGTTTTCTTACTGCTTCAGCAAACCCCTTATAAGGATTGCTTTTCTTATAGCTGCAACACAACTCAATGTATGCAAACTGTCTCTTGGCACTTAACTTCTTTGGATCTGGGTCTCTATCCCAAATATCAGAGTAAGGAGATACTAACAAAGCATGCTCTGTTGGTATTACTAAATTCCCTTCTACTTTGAATAAATCCATTACTTTACAATTGTTGCTCTAAAAGTGAAAGTAGTATCTCCATAATTAGAAGACAAAATTACTCTTTTAGTTGTTATATACTTCCCTTCTTCTTGTAAATGTCTAGGCACTGCTCCAGCTTTAAATGTAACTAACAGTGTTCCTTGTTCTTTATCAAACTCAGGAGTGGTACAACCACATGATACTTCTAGCTTATCTATCTTAAAATCTTCTGGGACTTTTCCAGCAGCTTTAAATAGCATTATGTGTTTCTCTCCTGCTTTTACTTTATCTATCTCAATATGTGTTGCTTCCCAATTCATATATTAAAGTCTGTGAGTTATTTTTATTAATTCATTACTACTGTACACTACTTCAGGTTTTTTATTAACCATCTTCCAAATTACCTGTAGTCTTATATCCTTAATCAAACCTCCACTTCTGAATGTATTCCAATTATCTTTACTTAACATAGTAGGATAACAAGGTTTTTCACAAGCTTTGTTTGACATTTGTAAAGCAGTGGTGGTACATCCACACATTATACAACTGCCTTCCTTGTAACAAACATAGTCCATAACTTCAATTCTCCAATATATCTGCTCCAATATATGTCTCCTTATAAGAAAGCTCCATCTATTCTCATAAATGGCATATCTAAAATTGCCTACAAGGTAAGACTTTATATTTAATAAATTTATTTTTGCTTTCATATTAATAATTTTCTTAACTCTGTTATGTTCTTCACACTGTAGTGTTTACCATCCATTTTAATGTTATCTACAGGTTTCTGTGGATAGAAATACCCTACCTCCACATTTTTATGTAAGATAGTTAAGTTCTCTGTGTCATACACATCTCTCTCTTCACTTGTTTCTTTACCATCAGGAGCAATGTCAACTATTACAGTCTCTGTACCTACCTTACTTAACTTTAAAGTGTATCCTACTTTATTAAAATCAGTAGTGTTTAAATACTTAACCCTAATGTCCCCAGCTTGCCACAATGGAAGAAAAGCACTAGCAGCATTCCTGTCTAATAACACTGGAGTCCATGAGTTAAACTCCTCATCATACAACTCACACTCTAAATCTTCAACAAATTCTTCTTCTGTTGGTTTGTAGTACTTATTCATCTTTTTGTATTTTTAATCCTAAATCTACATACCTTACTTTGTTACAGATAAACACTCTTGAACCATTTGATTGTACTTCTACATCATGCATAAGTAACCAATTACGTACATCTTCAGAAATTTCTAGTTTCATTAAGTAAGACTGTTCTTGTCTTATAAGGTCAAAACTCTTACTACCTTCTACTCCTAATAAGTATATACTATTCATTTTTCCTCCTTTTATTAATGTTAATAGGGTCATTGTCTTTTTCTCTTTGACTTTTGTGTCCCCCTAAAGGTTTGCTAAACTTGAAACCTGTACACCCTAATATAGGGTCATAATATACTTCTATCATTCTGTGTCATCTATTAAGTTAATACCACTCATGGTTCTATCCATGAACTCATTCTCTTCTGAAGTAAAGCCTGTGTCTACTCTAGTAACATTCTCACTACTCAAAGGATTGTCTATTTCTAATTGCCCAACCTCTCTTTCAGTCAAATGATTATCAAAATGTACTTGTTCACCTAGTACAGTGCTAGCAGCAGTGACTACTTCTACAGGATCTTTTCCTTTAAGTATATCTTCTAATGCTGACATTGCTATTTCATCTTGTACGTCAAACACTTTTATGCTTGAATCTACATTCATAAAGGTAGGCTTATCTCCCTTAACAGAGTCATAAAAACATATATTGTCTGTCCTTATTATTCTTGCCCATTGTTCTGAATCCATTCCATGGTCTATAGGTATGGCATTAATGTCCATCACTAACATATTCTCCTTTATCAATTTGTCCCCTTGTGTACCCTGTGTATTTTGTGATTCTTTCTTCATATTTCTTGAACTTTAGTTTGTTATTTTTAATATGGTCTAACAATATCTTATGATAATGATTGAAAGACCTCTCATTTATAATATCCTTATTCTTGTGCATGTAAGTCAACTGCTTCATAACTCTTTGTGGAGAGACTGTCAACTTAAACAAATACTGCAGTCTGAAATCTTCCAACTTACCAGAAGTCATAGAATCTTTCATCATCCTAAACTCTGCCCTGCATATCTTATCAATAGTAGCAGGTGGCAGGTCAGGGTACTCCTTGGATATCTTCTCATAAAAAGAAGAGATCAATTCTTCTGTAAATATAACTCTAGACACTTATACTTGTTTTTGTAATTGAAACATATAGTTTTGAACAGTTGGGTCTGGATACAACATAGTGTATATCTTAAACTTATTCTGTGCGTCATCTGTCAAAAAGCCTTTCTCTTTAAGACTCTTAAAATAGTTACCTAATCCTCCAGGCTTAATATTCATTTCATCCATGACAATCTTCCTGGCTGAGGTACCAAATCTTTGCTCTGCAATGTCTCCCTCTAAAGACATAAATGCAGACAAAACCTCAATCTCTTTAGGTGTCATCTTAACTGGTAAAAACACATTCACTATTGATAAATGCTTTGTGTAGTACTCACTCTTGGGTAATGTTAGTTTTTTCTTTAATGTATTCATCCTTGTTTTCTTTTATACTGTTACTTTCTTGTTACCTTATGGAATGATATAGTGTCCTCTATCATCATAGCTTTCTTAACTATAGTGTAGATCAAAATATCATTCATCTTCTCATTAATAATACTCTCACTAGAAGGTGTCATCTTCTTGTAATCATTGACAATATCCTGTATAGATATATCATGCTTAAGTTTAAAACCATCCAATACTTCATACTTAGTGTTACCAGTTAGCTTTGCTCCCTGATTAAAGTTATGAAAAGGGTCTTTATTCCTTCTGTATTCTTTACCCTTGACAAGTATAGTCTCCTTTATTTGTGCAAGAGTGTCTTCTACTATTTCCTCAAATCTTTCCTCTGTCATTTTATTTCCTTTTAATTGTATTTCATACATATTAGGGTCTTTAACCCATAAACCTGTACCAAGCTTTGTTTCTCCCCACTGCTTTAGCATTTGGTTTACATTCTCTTGGCTTAGTTTACTTTTCATTGAACTTAATTAATTCTAAGTGAGCTGAAAGTTGTACTTCCAATTCCTCTACTAAACTAGGGATAGATAAAACTATAGGTGCTGTGATACCTTTTCTCCTAGCTTTGGTAGACAAGATTTCCATCTTTTCCTTTACCCTAGCTTTCTCCATTCCAAGCTTGAGGTCTAGTACCCTAAGCTTATGTGCCCATTCCATATAGGGCAGTACTTTTTCTTCTACTGTCATAATGAAGCAGGAGTTGAAAACACTGATGTGCTTTGTATTGAGAATAAATAATTTGGGGAATACAACCTCCTCTTAGGTGTGCATTCATTTGACTTATGTTGTTCCATACTTCAAAGTTAAACAAAATATTTAACTTTATTCATATTAAAATGAATTTAATTATAGACACATAGTAAGGTAGTTGTGGAGTGGTTGTGAAAAGTAAAACCTACCAAAAATGGTAGGAACTTACTAATTCAAATATTTATGAATACCAAAGGTAAGGAATAATTTAACACTTTCTGTGATACTTGGTAAAAGAGAAAGGAAGTATCACAAAAGATGTTAAAATTAATAGGGAATATGTCACATAGTGATTTGTTGAGGGTCAAATTTTAATAGGGGATTTTGTCACATTTTAAAAATTTTTTAAAAAAATAAAATGTGGAGATATTTGAAATGTGTAACCCTCCTTGAAACATGACCCACTCACTTTCCAAAAAGGGAAACTCCCCCTAGCCTTTGTGGAAATGGAAAGTTTTTCCTGGCAGTAATAAATAATTATGTACCCTAACCTTTTGTTATCATCTAACTCTCTATCTAACTATGTATCTATGTTGTTACTTAACTATGATGTTATGTTATCATCTACATCTTATCATCTACATCATGTGATGTAAAGAAAGAGAGCACTGTCATGCTATCTACTATCTACAGTTCCTATTTCAAAACCCTAACTCATTACTGAACAATCTAAATCTAAAACTATGACTATCAGAAGAGCAATTGCATGTACAATATTTATCATCTCATTAACATTATTATGTGTCATTATATATACCTCATCTACTGATGTAGTATCTATGGCACAAGCTATGAGTATTATGACTGATATGGGTCACCTAGAAATAGTGGGAAATACCTTATTATTCTCTCACTCAGAAGACACATTAGGATATAGCACTGAGCTGTTACAAGCTATAGAGAAAATAAGCACTCATTATACAGTGTACATTATCTAACAAGATGGTCCCATAACAGGGATCATCTTTGTTTTTAAAATAACCCATTTCAATACCCTAACTTAGTACTGGCAATTCTGCCTTAAATAAACATATATTATGTCACAAATCACATTTCTTACTGTAACTGAATTTAAAGCTAAAGTTAATGCAACCAAAATGGATGTATTGGAGAATCCAAAAACTGGTAAACTCTTCTTAGCTGCTGACAATGGTCAGAACTACAAAGTCCAAGCTGCTATTGATGGTAGCAAGGAATACAAAATGTTAATCCCTGAAGATGGTGACCTTTCTCAGGCTTGTCTTACCAATGTTAAGCCTGGTGCTGCTGTTATCTTCAGCATGTAATCATAGCAATGTATCAACTCTGTGTCAAAGCAGAGTTGTTACATTTTCTTATAAGTATCCCATTGCAATACCCTCACTAATTATGGTCAGGTAACTCTAGTAATGCTCTTGTTGTAGAGATAAGTTAATTTTTATAACTCTACTTAGTAACCAGTGACAATGAATAGAGAAAGCTGACCTTTATATTTAAGGGAGAGAAGTATAATGTACTTTTTGGAGGGAATAGGTAGGGATAATACAGTTATAACTGTCTGTTAATCATGTAGATATGTGTGTTACAGTGTAACCCTATACAATTATACCCCCTATTTCACATCCAAAGAATCAAAATGATTTTATACAATAGCCAAATAGGAAAACCAACATTTGTGTCAACCATTAGCCAAACATTACTAATACCCATTTAATAACCAATAGTATTCTCCATTAAAGTATGCAGTAATACCCTAAAAACACTTTATTCCCAACATTAAAGGAGATGAGGGTTAGTGTTTTTATATACCATTTCACACATATCTACATAGATATCAGTGACTTAAGTATCAAAAAGTAGAGCAAAAGGATTAAAGGTTCTCACACTCTCCAAAAGAATTGTACACCCTAGGTGGACAATAAGGCTAGTGCTTCAGAGATTAGCATAGTGTAAATCTCCATATTCTCAAGTTACCATCCTAATTATTTAACATTTATTTTTAATCTAATTTAATAATACAGCTATGATACTTCAAACAAAATACATACTAGGCACCAATAAACAGTATTCTATAAGAGAAGATGGTGTAGTTATTAGACATTGGTACATACATCCTTCAAAAACACTTGTTGTAAGAGATAGAATATTATATGGCTACTTAGATAAAGGCACTAATACTTTAAAAGTATGTGTGAATAAGAAAGAGAAGTTAATGAAGCAATTAATGGGAAAACACTTTAAAATAGTTAACATCTATGACATAGATGTACCATTAATTCACAAGGATAATAATCCTGCTAACTGTTCCCTTGATAACCTCTACTATAGAGCACCATCAGAAAAAACAGCAAATGAGCAGTATCATAAGTACAAACATAACAATGTTTTCATTGAAAAGAGGAAAGAAAGAAATGATAAAGGCAGAGAAAAGATTACCAAATCTTACATATCATCTATTATGAGATTAAAAATAGATGAACTACCTGATGAGTTATATAAACTAAAGAAAATAACACTTAAACTACATAGACATGTCAAAAGCAAAGAACTACATTGAATTAACAGATAAAATGCTTCAAGTATTTGAAGATGTATCTGAAAAGAAAATAAGTCTTGATAGAGGTAATACATTAGTAAAGACATCTAATAGTATTATCAACATCCAAAGAACTAAAATATTATCAACCAGAGTAACAGGAGAACATCCAATGGATTTCTTCAAAGACTCATAATACCTTAAAGCTATGAATATAATAGAACCATTAAAGAAAGTATTTGATTCAAAGAAGCCAATACTATGTGTGCAAGCAGATACACTGATGCTCATAAAAGAATGTACTTCTACAAAACAGCCATATTATGTGGTAATGTCACCTCAACAATACAGTGATTACTTTCAAAATAACATGAAAGTACAGGATGTATTTCCTAATTTCACTGCAGCTCAAAGAGAGTTTGTAATTACAAGTACAACTCCAGGAGAATGGAGTGAAATGTTTATGGAAGACATTGAATCAGAAGCAGACATGATGGAACAAGCCAATCATGAAACTAATGAACACTTAGAACAATAGCATGAAAGGTAGAAGAATATGTACAACAGTGATAGCTAATATGTTATCACTTGTACCAGAAAACCAATTAGAACTTATCAAAGACCTAAAATGGAACTATGATGATGCTAGTTTTAAAGCACCTGAAGAGAACATACAATGGGAAAGGACTATGAAAACATTACAAAATCATATACCTGAACCAAACATGAATTGGGAATTTGAAGTGCTGAGTGTATTTATTACTCATACAGTTCCTAAACTTAAAGAGATGTTTAGAGAATCTAGGGAACAACATAATTAATATATTTGTTAAATATAAAACTACCACTGTTGGCAAGTGGGTAACAAGGGAACAATAAGAACATTAGAAAAACCTACTCAAGGTTAACTGATTCAGTACTATTGGAAACTAAGGGGTAAACTATACTGGAATATTGAGGTGTGAGAGCCAAGATATGCAGTATAAGAGAGTGTTTGGATCCAACCAAGCTCACATTAGTGTTACAGCACTCTCTTTAACATTTTAATAACTAACATATAGAATAGCTATATAAACTAAAAGCATAAAAGAACATGGGAAAGTATATCAATGGAATAGGAATTACAGCAGCAGAGAAAGTTACAATGTTATCTATAAGATACAAAGCAACACCAACAGACTCTGGATTTAAACCAAACTTAGTATGTGTGGTAGACAATGGACACTTTGCAGCAGCTGCTTATGCTTATAGTAAAGCAGAAAGAGATGATTTTGCTAGAGAAGATGGCAGACCAAAAACTTGGTTAATAGTACCAGAAGTTAAAGACTTAATAGATTAGCCATGGCAAGAGAATTATTAAAGCCAGACCATCTTGGAGATGGTGTGTACATTCATGATGAAGGCTATCAATTAGTATTAGCTGTTAATCATCATGAAAACAAGGTTATATTCCTTGAAGATTCAACATTACAAGCATTAATAAGATATGCTAAAAAAGCAGAATTTATAAAATAACTAATAGTAGAAGTAGGAGTGAATAACATGAAAGAGCAAGACATAGCAGGTCTATCCAAGTTAGCTTCTTTACAGTCAAGTGTCACTGTAACTACTATTTTTAATATTCAAATAATTATGAAAACAAAACACATAATTCTAACATTAATAATCTTAGTGTTAATGAGTAGTTGCAGGTCAACTACATACTGTTCAACCAAACCCACTAAAAGAAGTGGATGGATTGTAAACAGATAAACAATAATGTCATCAGCTCTATGTTGTGTTACTGTAAGGGGGAAGCACAGTTCTATGTAAAAGTAGGAAGTTCTATTAAAATGATGCCAATGCTTAATGATAGTTAGAAGCATATTTCATTTGAAGCAAGTATTTACTGCCAAAGCAGGAAGGTAAACTAAGTTATTCCTGGGTGTATTTAGTTACATTAATAAACAAAGCTACTTCAAATGATTTTATTATCTTACACACTTTAAAAACTTTATTTATGAAATATAGAAACATTAAGAACAGAAAGATTTACACTAGATATGGTGACTCTTTTACTAACACTACTAATGACCAAGATGGTCAGAAGATGATTGGTTACTTTGATGAACAAGGTAAGATGTATGTTAGAGAAGCAGAAGAGTTTCATACTAAGTTTGAGTCTATTAAATAGAAAAACATGAGTAAGAAAAGATTTACCATTAGTAAACCTATCTTTTTAGATTGGTTAATTGCAGAAGAAGATGACTTAAAGTATTGGGGAGCAAGATTTATTAAAGACCTCAAGGAACACAACAATGTTCACATGTCAACAAAGAAATTATTTGATAGCCAGGAAACTTTACCTGCATATCTATTTGAAGAACAAATCACTGAGATTCAGCTAGAACCCTTTGATTACATGGATGGAATACCTATAGAGGAAATCCAGCTCATACAATAAACAGAATTAAGCTATGAAAGTATTAAAAAAACTTAGGACAAGAATTAAGTCCACCAAAATTGAATACACTACTGACTTCAAAAGAATAGGGTCAAGAGTGATTGTAGAACCAGAGCATAAACCTCTATTTAAGACCTTAGTATCATGAATTATCAAGTAATTATCATATTATTTGCAGTATTATTTACAACATTTGTAGCATTATTCTTGCCACCATATCTTCAAGAAAGGAAGACAAAGAAGAGAGAGAAATTTCTTAGGGAAGCAGAATATAGCAGAAGATTAGCAGAAATAGAGAGAGAACTTAACTTATAAGTTAACTTTTAGACAAAACCTGATGGTGTATAGGTCAACCATTTCTTTTTCATAGCAATTTCCTCTCCTTTTCAGGAGAGGTTTTATTAACCTATAAATACAAATGAAAGAACAATATTATAGCCCAGAAATAGAAATACCTGCTAAGATTAACACATTACACAAGCTATCATACTATTTATTAAGAGAGTTCATAGAACTACAAGGCTTTAGATATTCCAACAGTGGAATGTTTGAGGTTATTGTAAAGAACTCTTATGAATATGAAGTAGGTGTGTATGTTAGTTGTAGAAAGACTGCTTTTGAGATACAATCACATTATGCTCCCAAGTTAAATTCTAAGAACAGACAGCAGATGATATTTATTATATCTAAACACTTAGAAAGTGTCATAGAAAAAGCAAAACAGAATTAACAATTATAAACATTAAACTTAAATTACATTAAGATGGCAAAAGATAGTAAGGTAGTAAATATGAAAGCTAATACAGATGTATCTGATAAAGATACAGAAGCACTAGATAGAGCTGAAAAAGCACAGAATGACAAGCTAGCAGAAATGAAAGCTGCTGAAGATGCAGTAATAGCAGAGCTTGTAGAGAAACATGCATTATCAAGAGATAAAATTGATGAAGCAGTGAATGTTGAGACAGAATTGTCAGACCCAGCAACAGGAATTTCTACACTAGTAGCAGCAATTGACTTCTATGTAAAGAAAGGTTTAACACAACCTCAAATAATGTTCTTAGCTATTACTGGTAACAGTAAGGTTAATCAACTATTACAAGAGATGGGTAGACTACAAGAGCAGAACACTATGATGGCAAAAGAACTTGACAGTTTAATGCAAGCTAAATCAGCAGAAATAGAGTCACAGAAGCCTTTAAAATAAGATCAACTAACCAAACCTATAAAAACCCTTAATGTAATGTTAAGGGTTTTTTATGTACAAGCATTTCCTATGATAATTGGCTTTAAACTAAATCATACCAAATTAATTAGTATTAATCCATAAAACAACAAAAATGGAAAACAACAATGATGCAGCAGCAGCTGTAAGAAGAGAAGTAAGTGCAACAGCAATTACAATTGACAAAGTGTATGCAGGTGCATACCAAAAAGAAGGCACAATTACTGCTCAATTAAGACAAGCAGTAACAACTACAGCTTTCTATCCATCAAAGCAAATTACTAATTCTTTACAAGAGAATCCATTTCAGATGACTGACTTTGGTTTTGAAGAGAAAGAATTTGCTAACACTGAAAACAGAGTGGCTTGGATAGATGTACCAGTAGGTGTAACTTCAGATGATGTTCTAGGAAGAATTGCAGAAACTGCATGTCTTTACAGAATTATGAGTAACAGACCAATCCTTTCTGACAACCAAGTCTATTCAATAGAAGTTGGTTTAAAGACTATGGATGACTATGCAGACTCACAAGTAGTAAAGTTTGGCAATGGGCATGAAAATGCTGGTCAGATTATTTTAGACACCAATGGTAAACCTCAGTACAGAGCAATCTTTTATTCTAACACTGCTAAAGCAGATGTTGAAATGAGAACTGAGATAGCAAATGATTTTTATGCATCAGCACAGATAAGTGCTGAATTACTAGGTGCACATACAGTAGCAGGTCAGACCCTGTAAGACTGATGGTGTGGGGTATTCATTTATCCCACACCTTTTTAATTAATCAATTAGCAATTTTGTAACATGATAGATAGAAAAGTTATTAATGTGGTTCCAACATCACATCAGCAAGAAAAGTTAGATGATATTCTAACTCAAATAAGACAAGGCAGAGAGAAGATAGTTTTAATAGGCTCTGCAGGAGTAGGTAAAACTACTTTAGTTAACTTTTTATTAGAAGAGTTTGCACAAACAATAGGGAGTGGTAAAATATACATAGCAGCACCAACCCATAAAGCATTGTCAGTGTTAAAAACTAAAGTTGCAATGGAAGAAGAACAAGACCCAGTTGTATTTTGTACAATTCATAGGGCACTAAGACTTAAGATGAAAATAAACAAGAAAGGTCAGAAGAATTTCTTGCAAAGTTTTAGAAGAGAGGATGCTCCTTTCAAAAGAGCTAGTCTACTTATTGTAGATGAGTCTTCAATGTTGACTAAATACCAGTTGACATTGCTAGAACAATATGATTTTCCTATGTTATTTATAGGAGATGAAAAGCAAGTTAACCCTGTAAAAGAATTACACTCACCTGTATTTCACCAGAATTGGTACACAGTTAAACTTACTGAAATTATCAGACAAGGGTTGGGAAACCCAATCATAGAGCTGAGTAATGACCTTAGTAAAATATATAACAAAGAAGAAAACACTCATGGAGAAGGAATAAACAGAACAGGATTCCTTTATTCTGATGATAGGAAGAAAATTATCTATAAATTAGCAGAAGCTAATGGGACAGATGAACTAAAGTACATAGCTTGGACAAATGCAGAGGTTGATTCAATCAATTTCTCAGTCAGAGCACAGATATATGGACAACCAAAGCTTATTGAAATTGGAGAAACTCTAGTATTAAATGGACAATATGTAATTGATGAAGAGAATACACTCTACAACAATTATGAATTGCTAGTTGAAAGCTTAGAAGTGACTACCAAGAATTTCTATTGTGGTAATGCAAGATTTGAGTACAAAGTATATGTCATAAATAATGAGATAGATGCTGTACATGAAGATTTTATTGCATTGCACCATCAAAATGAAAGAAAGTTAAAAGGTCTTGCAATTAGTAAGATTATTGACTGGGTAGAATACTATGCATTTTCAGAACAGTTTCTGAATTTCAAGTACAATCATGCAATATCTGTACACAAGAGTCAAGGTTCAACTTACAAAGACACTATTATTAATATTGGAAACATCAATAGAAATAGAGTTGACAAAGAAAAGACAAGACTGTTGTACACAGCAGTAACAAGAGCTAGTAACCTAGTTATATTGTACAATGTTTAAGCATGAACAGCTTACTGACTTTGAGAAGTTACAATTCTCACTGTCTTACATTAAGGAGCTTAAGAAGCAACTTAGATTACAGGAAAGCACTGCAATTAATGCAGTAAAGAACTTATCAGACTTTAAAGAAGATATAAGGTCAATGAGTAAACAAACGTCTAAATTAGTCTCTTACAAAGAGGAAATGATGGGTGCACATGTTAGGAATAAGAAGCTTAACATAAGATGCCAAAGGTTGCAAGACCAAGTTTCTGAATTACAAGAGAAAGATAGATTAAATTAATAATTAAACCCCAATAATAGTTATGGCAAGATATATAATTGATGCAGAAAGTGATGGCTTACTGGACACAGTGAGTAAAATCCATGTAATTGGATGGCACAACCTAGATACACATAAATCAGGTGTTATCACTGACTACAATCAAATGGTTAGGTTCTTGAGACAAAAGGACATGACCTTAGTTTGCCATAATATTATTAGGTATGATTTACCATTATTTAAGAAGATACTGAAGATAAACCCAACAGCTAGGATTATAGATACATTGATGTTAAGTTGGTATCTATATCCAAACAAAAATTCACATGGTTTAGGAGCCTGGGGAGAAAGTTTTGGAGTGCCAAAGCCTGTTGTGGAGGATTGGAGTGAACAGCCTATAGCTGTTTATATTGATAGAGTAGTAGAGGATGTGAAGATTAATAAGCTTGTCTTTGATAAGCAGATTAAATACTTGCAAGACCTCTACAATCATGATGAGACTCAAATCAAAAGGATTATAGGGTACTTAATGTACAAGATGGAATGTGCTAAAGAGCAAGAGGACATCAAGTGGAAGCTAGATGTTCAGAAGAGTACCCTTAATCTTTCTAATTTTAAAGAAGAGTTTGAAAGAAAACAAGAGCTATTGGTGGAGATAATGCCTGAAAATATTATCTATAAGACCATCAAAAAGCCTAAAGTATTCAATAAAAAAGATGGTACAATCTCTAAATTAGCAGAGAATTGGTTATCTTTATTAGCTGATTTAGGTTTAGATGATGATTATGATGAGCCACTAAAGCTAGAAAAGTCAACAGAACCAGGTAATCCTAACTCCCACAAACAACTAAAAGATTGGCTTTACACTCTAGGGTGGGAACCAAGTACTTTTAAATATGAGAAGGATGAAAACTACAAAGTAAGAAAGATACCACAAGTATCATTACCAAGAGGTGAAGGTATATGTGAGTCTGTAAAGCTATTGTATAAGGAAGAACCTAGACTAGAAGAGCTAGATATGCTTTATGTAATCAAGCACAGAATAGGTTTACTAAGTGGTTTCTTGAGAGATGTAGATAAAGAAGGGTATATCAAGGCTAAAATATCAGGCTTAACAAATACTCTTAGATTTAAACATTCAGTAGTGGTTAATCTTCCTAAACCAACAGGTAAAGAAGATTGGAGAGATGGTGCTCATATTAGAGGTTGCTTAATTGCACCAGAAGGTATGACATTATGTGGTTCAGATATGTCTTCATTAGAGGATAGAACTAAACAACACTATATGTATTATTTTGACCCAAAGTATGTTGAATCAATGCAAGTACCAGGATTTGATCCTCACTTGGATTTAGCAGAGTTTGGATTTGAGGTAACAGGAGAAGCAATGGGGTTATCTAAAGCAGATGTGCAATGGTTCAAAGATTGGAGTCATGATAATGTACACACTGATAGAGATATTTCTAAGCATACATGGATAAAGAAGCAAAGAGCTGATTTTAAGACTGTAAATTATGGTGCAGTATATGGTGTAGGTGGTCCTACAATGTCAAGGTCAACAGGTATTCCATTACAACAATGTGAAATACTATTATTGACTTATTGGAAGAAGAATTGGTCTGTTAAAGAGATAGCCAAAGCTTGTAAGATACAGACTATAGGTAAACAAGCATGGTTACAGAATCCAGTAAGTAAATTCTGGTACTCACTAAGAGCAATGAAAGATAGATTTTCTACTCTTAATCAGGGCACAGGAGTGTATTGTTTTGAT